GTGGTCCTCCTAGAGATAAGTTTTGGGGCCCAGGCCAGTGACGTGACCTGGGCCCCACGGGGCGAGCTTTCCTGACGTGGTCCGACTCCACCGGGCGCTCAAGCCACCGTCCTGCTGGACCCGTCCAGGGATTGGGGGTTGGGCCCAGCGAGGCTTACTTGGCCTTGCGGTTGGAGAGCGGGTTGATGACTCCGCCACCGAGGCCAGGCTTGGCCTTGACGCCCGAGACACCCGGCACGTTGACATGCGGGGTGGGCGGCAGCTGGGGCATGGTGCGCTGTTCGAGTGCGGCCCGTTCTGCCATCTTGAATGCGCCCAGCCGCTCGGCGAAGCCGATCTCACGCTTGATGGGCGTGAACTTGTGGCTTCCGGTGAGGATGTTGCGCAGTCGGGTCATTCCCATGGGGGCCTCCTTAGTCTGCCGTCGATTCTACCTGAGTCGGTCGCGGGGTGCTGAAAGGCTGACAGCCAACCATGAAGGTCCGGCTATGCGCCCATCCCTCGTTTGGGCTTGGCGATCCTGGATAGGGCTGGTACCGATAGATGGGCTCTCCACAGTGGTTGCAGATTGCCTTGGGATTGTCCTCCCGTACCACATAGCCGTTCTTTGGCTCAGCCAAAGTCTCCACTCTGACGTTTCCTTCCTGGGTCCTTGTCCAGATCGAGCGTCAGAGTGATGAGGTACCCCTCACCATCCGGGTTCTTCTTGGACTTCATGGTGTAGGGCAGGTCCTCAACCGAGTCCAGCCCACGATTGCGTGCCGAGTACCGTTGCCGACGCGCCTCTTTGAGGCGGTCTCGCAGGTTCTTGGCCTCTTCGGCCTTGCGAGTGGCGGCTTCGCCTGGAATCTCTTCGTCGGGCTGGTTCTCTTCGCCCCACTGCGACAAGTCCTTCTGGGCTTTACGTTGATCTTCGGTCCATTCAACTACGCCAGAATCCGGTACGGCTCCAGGCTCATCAGAATCAATGTCCACATATTCTTCCTCCTCCCATTCGGCTTCCACAATCGGCTGCACAGGTTCGCCGGTCTCTGGGTCCAGACCTCGAGCCCGTCTGGACTCGGCTCGACTGCCACCCGTGATGGTCTTGAGCGCAAGCTCCCAAGGGGCATCCTGCTTGTGAACGATGACCTCGGCGTTCTTGCCCATCACTCGGTCAATAACAAGGGACGCGGCCTTGATCCGGTCTGCCGGTTCGACAGCATCACTCCGAGCAAGCTCGCCGAGCGTCTGGATCGCAGGCAGCAACTCAGCCTGGAACGCTTCCCGTGCCCGCTCGAAGAGCCGCTTCACCAAGGCATCGTGAATGTCCTTGGGGATATTCTTCGGTGGGTTGCCAGAGAACCGTCCGTTGGCGTCTCGGCACTGGCCTCGGGCTAGCTCCTCGTCATCCAGGTCCTCGACTGTGATGATCCCGTGTACCAGCTTCTGGTACCGGGTCATCCGGGCCTGCAACTCCGGGTCCAGGTACTGCTTCCCATACCCTCCATCTTTCGTGGGCATGAGGGCACGTTCCTCCGACACCGCCTTGTCCAGAGGATGCAGAGCCCCACCATGCGCCGTGCAGACCCAGCTCATGTGGATCGCTCGGCTGGCACAGGCTTTGCCTGCCCTGGTCTTGCGAGTGCAGAGGGCATAGCCCTTCTGGTCCACGATGTACTCGAACTCATCTGGATCGTAGTCGGCACACTGCTCTGGCTTGTAGTATCCACGCTTCTCCTGCGGCACGTGGTGCATCAGGGTACCAAACTCAGTGCGGGCCTTCTCCCGGTACAGGTCAGCCCGAGGGTTGGTGAATGTACCGACCTCGAAGCCGAACTCATCAATGAACTTCATCGGCCCATCCGGCTTGCCAATCAGGTTGACATTGTCCCGAGTGGCACCAGTGAATCCAGCAACGCCCACGTTCTGGGGAATCTTAGTCCCCATTGATGATCACCAGCTCACGGCCCCGGATCACACTGTCCGTAACGTCGTCGTCCCAGTGGACGTAGACCATGCTCGGAGAATGGGGGTTCGGCTCCAGCACCGTTCCGGTGATCTCGGGCTTCTCGGCCAAGGCCACCTTCTGCCCCACTTTGAAGAACGAGTAGGGATCACCCTGGATATCAGGGAAGGCGTTGATCTTGGCCTGGGCTTGTTCGAGGAGTTCCGCCACCTGGCCGTTGACGACCTCGTAGAGCCGTTCCTGGATGATCTCTTCGAGCCGCTTGACGGCCATCAGCGAGGCCAGGTTGGCCGCGTCGGAATCGAACTCACCCGTCGGCGGCTTGGTCCAGGAAACCGAGGCAAAGCCTGCCAGGTAGCGGCAGACCTGCTCCACAGACTCCGCATCAGCGAACATGGAGAGGGCCTTCTCGGTCTGCCTGGTGACCCTGGCCTGCTCGATGGCTGCCTTGGCAGCGAGAATCTGGCTCTGGTTCGGGGTCGGGCCGGTCATTACTTGATCCGTTCGGTGAGGTCGATGATCATCTGGGCGAGGTCTTCGAGCAGGGTGTCGACGTTGTCGGCGTCGATGAGTGCGCCGTTATGTTCGGGGACGAGGTACCGGCTCCACGTCTCTGCGAGCTCGATCCGAGCCCGCACCTGCTGGAGGGTGGCGAGTGCGGCATCGCGTTCGGCTTCGATGCCTTCCCGGATGCGGATGACCTCGTCGGGGGAGTAATAGTCCTGCCACACGTAGCCGTCGGGAAGCGAGCGAAATCGTCGGGCGTTGTCGTCGGCCCGCACATCGTCAGTCATCAGACACCCTCGTCGTAGGTGGCGGCGAAGATGTCAGGCTTGCACGGATAGAACTCGCCCTGGACGCCGCGGATCACGTAGTCGCGAGAGTTGGCGAGCATGTCGCCCTCGAGAGTCCGGATGACGAGGTAGTGTGTGCCCGCTGTGCCGCCACAGCCTTCGTCGCTGTCGCAGCGGAAGGTGGCGTTGCCGTCGTTCGCGAGGACCCAGTTGATGATCGGGGTGGCGCCCTCGGCGGTTCCGTCCCACTGCATCGCTTCGATCTCGACGGGCTTCTTGCGGTACTTCTTCGGTTCACTCATGGCGTCCATGCGCTCCATCTCTTTCACTCGTCGTCTTCGGTGCCATTGAAGAACGCATCAGCTGCGCCCTCAGCGGCATTCTCCAGGATTCCCCTCGTTGCGGAGAATCCCTGCCCCACAGGCATCAGGGTTTCGATCCGTCGGACCCGTCGCCCCTCTCGACTATAGCCGATGAGTTCGACCCCGACTCCCCAGCAGATTGGCATCATATTGTCGATGTCATCGCCCTCAAAGAGGGCCGTGCTCACCTCCATGATGCCCTCTTCGATCTTCTGCAATCCGGCCAACTGCCGGGGATCATCGGGGTCTACCTCAAAGCACTCAGCCATTCACCCTACTGCCTCTCAACCACTCACCGAAGGTGATGAGTGATGGTCGTTGATGGTCCTCGGACTGCTGGTACTCCATGCCTTCGAGCACCAACTCTTGGCGCTCCCGTTCGGCCCGGTAGCTGGCTACCAGGTCGGCGTGGTATCGGCTGCACTGCCGATGCCTGCCATTGCAACTCAGGGTCAGGTCCAAGGCTGTTCCTCTCGTCGTGGATCGGCCTCCCCGTTGGGGTTGTAGTGCTGCATCGGAGGACCACCGACACGCTTGATCTTCCGTACGTTTCGGTCCCGCATGGAAGTGGCAGCGTTGCTGATCCAGGCTTGCTCTCCGGTACCAGCCTTATAGGCTGCGGTCTTGGCATTGGTCTCAGGGTCATAGTTGCCCTCTTCCCAACCCACACGTAGTGGATCGGATACCTCGCCCTTCCGCCAGGCTTCATTCGGGTCGGCTCCTGGTTCACCTTCCCGCTGCTCGTACAGGTAGGGGTTGGTCGGATCGAGGCGATCATCCATATCACCTCGGCCCCGTTCCCGAACGATGGGAGTATGGCCCCGCTCACGTAGGGTGGGCAGTGCTCGGCCATACTCATCGTAGTTCACGATGTCACCGTAGAAGTCCAGCTCAGCGTCGGCCACTGTGGGGTCGGTCTGCATCACCGCTCGCTTGTAGGCGAGGATGTCATAGTCCATGTCTGGCTGTGGGAACAGGTCAATGCTTGGCCTGGTGCCCCGCCCATGGCTCATCTCTGATGGGGTCGGCCCGTTGGCCAATCGGCCCCGTGGTCGTCCTGGCATGGTGCTCCTCCTGGGTGGGTCTCCTACGAGAGTACGCCGGTCCGGAGACGGTCTCGAAACGAGAGCAGTGCTCTCTGGGTGACTATATCAAACCTGGTCTAATCTTCGATTACGGGGACCCAAACGTTCACATTCCGCTTCGCCTCATTCAGGTACCTCAACGGAATATCAGGGATCCAATACTCGCTGCCCCCACTATTGAAGTGAACCCTCTTATGCGGCCACATATGCTCCTCATCAGCGCAGTGCCTCACCCTTGGTGAACCACCAACCATTCCGCCAGTGTGGCCGTGCTCATGGATGGACCCACACAACGGACAACCCACCTTCTGCAACCAACATATCCCATCGGGATATATCTGGTCCTTCCTCACCCGCTTGGCCATCACTGCCACCGGCCTTGCGTACGGCACCCTGCCCCCACTCAAATCCTTCTTCATCTGGCTTCCTTTCTCTGGTTTTCCCGCATTACCGAACTTACCGATCCCCTTACCCTATCGGTAAGGCTCGTTTCCGCAGGTAGAACGCTATTTCTGAGCCTATCCTTACGCATTACCGATTTTTTTAGAAGCTCTATACGCGAGAGAATTAAGTTACTAGGGAGTAACTTATTTTTTCCCTATATAGGAGCTACCTAGAGAAATCGGTAAGGGTAATGCGACCCCCGTTTCCGCAGGTAGAAGCGATTCCCGCCTTACCGATACGGTAAGGCGAGTCCTCTCCGGTCTGGCTTACCTTCGGTGTCACACCGATTTCCTTCAACTTTCTTTCAACTTTCTTACCGTTTCACCGGTTGGCTAACTTCCCTGCTTGAAGTTCGGATGCACCACACCAGTATCCTTGAACCGGATTCCGTGGTAATACTTCTTGGCTTTGCCAGCTTCCTTGTCCCAGTGCCCATGGCTGGCCCCCACGTATCGGCTCATTTTCCGGCCAAAAGCGTTGGCGGAAGGCTCTTTGTCGCCGCCACCATTACGCTCAAACCACTTCTTATATGCGCTGAAAGCTCGGTCGGTTCGGACCGTAGTCTCCAAGAATTCATCGTCGGTGTTGTCCGAGTAGGGCACCTGATCGAAGGTTTCATTGAAGAACTCGCCAAACTCATCCAGCCCCATAAAGAACTTATCAGACGCTTCGGCGACGGCCTTCGGCCAATTTTCTCGCTTCAATCCTTCGGTTCGGTACATGTGATACCCCTCGGCACACCACAGCAAGAAGGCTTCCTTGCCATACTTCAGCAGAATATCCTTCTTGTGGCTGTCCTTAGTTCCCACGGAGTGGAGGAAAGGAACCACGCAGAATCTCCGCTTCAGTGCCGCGTCGGCGTTAGGAATGTACGGTGCAGTGTTGGTCGAGATGAACGGTGTGAAGACGGTCTCGAACTCGATTCGCCCATTGGTGAACAATGGTCGGGCACTCAGAGTCTCGTCACCGGTCAGCTTCTTCAGGTAGCCAGCATTGATCGCCCCGTCGCTTTCCGGCTCAGAGGTGAATGCCAATCGTGCTCCCCTCAGGCCCAGGGCAAAGAGATTGTCTTTGTCCTTAGCCATCAACGCTTCCATCTCAAACCGGCTAGACAACGGTCCGAAGACCTTATCAGCCAGCTCAATGATGACGGTCTTACCACTGCTGCTCTCGCCTTCAAAGAAGATCATGAGTCGCTCATGGTTCCGTCCCCACATCGCATAGCCGAAGAGCTTCTGGATGAATCGACGCAGGTCCATGTCGGTGATGAAGGTGTCAAGGTAATCGTTCCATGCCCGAATACCCTTGATACCATCCTCGCCCTTGCTCCGAAGGCCACGCTCCCCGTCCACCACGAATTCAACCGGACTTGCTTTCAGCAAGAAGTCCTCACGCTTCTGGGGCCGTAGACGAACCTGTCCATCCATCCCTAGCTCCAATGTGCCATTGGCCACGGCGAACAGCGCAGGGTTACTGTCGAACTCGGCCATCGAGATGATGTTCTCATTGACTGAATCGAAGTAGTTCACGAATGCCGTGAAGCCACTCGCCATGCTGATGTGTTTGGCCCACTTCTGCCACTTCGTCGCCTTCGCCATGGCGGATTTGAAGTCGGCCGACTGCTGGGTCTTGGGCAGTGTCGGATCGAAGAGCGAATCAGCGATTCGGAGCAACTGCTTGGCGTAGGCTTCCTGCCGTCGATGAACGACTTCGGTCGCTGCCTTGGTCCGGCTATGGAGCGGCGTATCTTCGTACCACTGCTTTCCGCTCCAATGTAGAAACCTCTTCGTGTCATAAGCGAACATGACGTTCAGACCATAGATGTCAGCAAAGTACTTCGCGTTTCCTCGGTCGTCGTCCCCGTATTCGTCCGGGGTCTTCCCGGTCCCCTTCCCGTCTGTCGCGATAGTTGAGGGGGTATCGCTACCCTCGGCACCCTCGATCTCGCTCAAGTCGACGCAGGTGCAAGACTTCCCCACCACGTCGATGCCCTCGTCCTCCATCTTATCGACGTGGGCCTTGATCTTACGGATGGCGTTGGTCCTGGACCGAAAGATTTCCCTCTTCACCTCAGACGGTGAACGCTTGCCTCGCTTCACCATGGACTCGAAGTACTGCTTCTCAAAGTACTTCGCCCCAGCCAATGCCCCAGGGTGGCCCTCGGAGCCAAGGCTCAAGAGATTCCAGTCAGCTGCGGTGAGCACTTCGTGTCCATCGGCTCGCTCACTCAGTTCCTTGAGTGCGTACTTCAGGGACTTCTTGACCTGAGCACAAGGTTTGCCCTTGGGCATACGGTCCCGGTACCAGTCGATGATCTTGTCGGACTGCATCGACATGTCCATGTCGACTTCGCTGTACTCGGTGTAGTCCTTGGAAAGGAACTTGATCCACGGTTCAGGCAGGTACGGCAGGTCTTCGGTGGAGAAGGGGTCAGTGGCCTCGAAAGACTTACCATCCGGTGCTACACCAGGGGCGTAGGTTCGATATGGTGAGTCGGTCTCAGGGTGAATGGAAGGGCCGACAACTGCGAAACGGTATCCACGGTGGACAACATCAATGTTGCTCGCTGCCTTGCCAGACAGGTTGATGGTGTTGTTCAGCGTCTCACGGTTGATGTACTTCTCGGGCATCCGGTACCAATGGATGCCGCTCTTGCCATCGGAACGTGCGGTGGTGATGTACGTGTCTGGAAGCGGCCCGAGTTCTTCCGCCAGCTTCAAGTACTCGTCGTGGCCAACGTATCGCTTCTCCTTGTCGGTGCCCTCATCCTTGACGTAGTGGTCGATGTCAAGACAGATGATGTCAGGGCCGACCCAGATGCCAATGTTGGCTCGTTGCGGTGCCTTGGCTAGTTGGGCCTCAACGAACTGTTCGGGGTCCTTCGGGAATGGATTCTTCTTGCCAGTATAGGCATCCTTCTCCAGGGGATTCTTACCCTTTGGCTTCAAAGGGAAGGGAAGGTGCCCCTTGTCCAGCCACGCCTGAGCCGTACGGTGGAATGGCCGAGACGAGTTGATGTCACGAGCAGGTTCTGCCATTGGGTGATCGCTTTCTTACCCTACGATGGGCATGACAAAACGGCTACGGGGTCGGCGTAGCCTGGTGAGACCCTCCGGGGGTTCTGATGGTGATCAACTGACGAGGCGGTTGGCGTACTCTTCGCCAAGCTCTCGCTCGATCTCCGCTTTCAGATGTTCTGCACCAATGCCCATGAGCCATCGGCCGATCACGCCCGGTGCACAGTTGAGGTCATGCGACCACTGGTTGATGGTCTCTTCCATCTCGGGGCTCATCCACACCTTGAGGGGCTTCTTCGCTTCGCCCTCACCACGCGGCGCTCGCTTGCTGTCTGGGAAGGGAATGCTTTTGGGAAGGTACATTATTGATGGTCCATTCTATGCCTGCTCAATGGAAGAGGGCGAATACCGGGGCCTGCAAGTTGCTGGCAAGTGTGCCGCAGGTCGTTCCAACCCGGTCCATCCGGTATCCGCCCTCGGGAACTATCCTACCCGGTTAGGGCACTATCTCCGTTTCAGCCGATATGGCTGAGGTCACCGTCGGAAGGTGTTGAGCACCTTCAGACTGATGAAGTTCGACGCCGTTTCCGACCATGTTGGGTGGAACTTCTTATCGCCGCGCACTGTATAAGCCACGTGGTCATCTCCAGCAATGTAGCCGTAGGCATCCCTGAATGCCACGTCAAACTGCTTTCGGATGGCATCAACCTGTTCCTGGGCACTCTTCTTGTTCATCATGTTGGTGAACTGCCCCCTTGCTATCTGGCTGGCCTGCCGAATTGCCATCTGGTTGAGAACGGTCCCCCAGCTTGCCATGTCCGCCAAGGCGGCGTTCGGCGTTGCCGACGCGATCAGCCGAAGCGGGCTGTTCTCAGGGCAAGAGCAGATCACGTCGTCGGGGTTGCAGATCCACTTGACGGTGTGGTGGTCGATGGGACGGTCCCCTCGGATACCGAACCGTGGCTCACCCAGGATCGGATCGTTCGGGATGATGCCCTTGGGCGTCGACGGATCAGCGATCAGCACCGAGCCGAGCACCAAATCCTTCTGCTTCTGTGAGGCCTGGGCCAGCCAGTCACCGATCCCTGCGGCTCCACCAGAGTACCCCACGAGGAAGTACATGGTGTGGCCATCATCGAAGACCTCCAGGTTGAGCATGGAGTGAAGGGTTTCAAGGGAGTCGTTGAAGCTGACCTTGGAGTGCGGCTTGGGGAACGGTCCATACTCTGCGGGCCAGCGCAGCTCCTTGACGGTGACCTTCACCGGGGTTGAAACGGTGTAGATGTCATCCCTGGCATTGTAGGCCACATGCATGGCGATGTTCTGGTCCAGCCTCTCGCCGATACCTCGGGCCACGAGGATCACAATCCTGCTCTTATCCATAACGGTAGTCACCCTTTTCATCAAAAATGTGGGGCCACGCCTTGTGGCGCAGCTTTGCTGCTGCTGGATTGCTGCCCTTGCACCGTCTCAAGAAGGTGATGGCATGACGGTCAGCATCCCTGGCATGCTGCATTCCGCCAGACCGCTCGTAGAAGCCCCAAGTCTTGAGGCGTGCATCGGTCACGGTTGTCTTAGCCATCGACGGCTGCTGAACGAAGTACAGCCGACGCTGCTGCCACAACCACTGGCTCAGTGCTGCGGTGATCCGAACGGGGCTGAGCAGGCTGGCATCCTTGCGCTGCTGGCGGAGGATGAAGGACTCGATGACCACGGCAGCGCCGTCCCACGAGCGAAGAAGGCCAACCAACTCGGCAACGCCGATAGCCTCCGACTCGTTGACAAAGGCGATGCCCAGGTCCTCGAAGTCCTCATCCTCAAACCGGCTTACGCACTCAACCTGGCCATGGGTCCACATCTGGATGTTGTCGATGATCTTCTCGTCGTCATAGACCAGGACCTCCGGATACAGATTCCACAGTGCCCAGCCCGTCGTCTCACCAGGGTCGATGGCGATGACGGTGACGAACTTGGGTAGGGACTTGGGGTTGGGTTTCTTGGCTCGTTCGAGCCGCCCCTCACTCAGGTCCGGTGCCGGACTCGGCTTCATCACTCTCCTTCCTATCGAAGATCCACCTGGTGATCATCGAGGCGATATGGGCAACCGTGACGACGATGCCGATGAAAATCAACCAATCGGGCACCTTGACGAAACAATTGCTGATGAAGATTCCCCCGGTCAGACCCAGAGCGTACATTTGCCAGCATGGGTCAATCCTCATCCTGGGCCTCCTTGAAAGCGAAGTGAACGTGTGGACCATTGTGTTGAGGTTCACTGTGGTCGATCTTTGGCTGAACGATGTATCCTTCGTACTTCCCATCCGGCGAGACCCAGTCCGGTTGGGCATCGGGTTGGCCCTCGCACCGAGGACAGCCACAGATGCAGATGAAGCAGACTCCACCAATGATTGCAAGCCTGCTGTCGGGGTCCTCGCACTCCGGGCACAAGTCCCCAGTATTGATGTCTGGATACTTGTCCCGGTACTCGGCCCTGGTTGTCGGTTCGCTCATTTCTTCGGAACCTCCACACCAAAGATCGTGACCTTGGGCTTCGTCTCGCAGACGTAAACGTCATTGTGGGGATCGAGGGTGACCGAGGCATTGATATTCTGCCCACTGACAATGATCACCTTCTTGTCAGGCCCATATTCCATAGGCGCCTTGCCATGGGTGATCGACTTAATCCGGAGTGACTGGATGCCATTGTCGGACTCCCAGAACATCCAACGATCCAGGTCCTCGAATGAGAGCTGAGACGCCTTGAGCTCGGCGACTTGGCCTGATGTGCTGTAGTCCAGCGTGGGCCGCGACGAGATAATTACGCTCTTGATCATCGCGCCGCCTTCGGGTCCAGCAGCCACTCAGCCGGGTGAATGGGTGGGATGGTAGGAATCCCCAGGTCAACTTTCTCGACCTCCCCATGGTATGTGGTCGGGGCGTATGGCTCATGCCACTCGGTCGACGGTCGGTTGATCGCGTCGTTCGCCTCCACGCGACTCCGGATGGAGCACTTGCGGTCGAAGCTGGCGTTGAATGGGCAGGAACCTTCCAGGTAGCAGACCGGCTTGAAAATCTTGGCCAGCTCTTCGTACTGCCACGCCGACGAGACGTGGTGAGTGGTCTTCCACTCCCCCTTCTTGTGCTCGACGTACTCGTGGGCCACACCGTTCCAGTGTGCGTGAGTACCATCCGACTCCCAGGGCTCAACCCAGGTGTAGGTCTGGGTCTCGCCGAACTTCCGCATGGCCTCGATCATCTTGGACCATACGATCCGCCACTCGAACTGCGCCTGGGTGCAGAGTCGCTTGCCGCCCTCCACCTGAAGGTTGCGGAGGTTCGTGATGTAGTTCAGCTGAGTCAGGAGGTTCGTCGGCAGTAGCCCACGGGCGTCCTCAGCAGGCATCCCCGCATCAACCAGCTTGTTGTAAGCCTTGGCGACGGCTTCCACGGCCTCGTCCCACATGAAGCGCCAATTCTGGTTCTCCTTGGCGTACCGCTCCTCGTACTCGAGCCACACGTCTTCGCTCGCAGAACTCATGCTGGTGGTCTTCGCCTCGTTCTCGCGCCATTCCTTCCGGCTCAGAGTCCCGTCGATGCTGGGCGGTCGGCCCACTGGAACTCCGGACTTGACGGCAAATCGTGTGGACTCCTGGCTGTATGCAGCCGTACGTTGACGTACCATCTGGTGGGTGAATCCCCGAGTGACACCCTTGATACGAAAATGGAACTGTACCGCTTCCAGGGGCATCGCCAAGGCAGTCTTCTGGATCTCGGTGAGATAGTGGCGCCGTTCCGCATCAGTGACTTCGGACAGCGAACCCACAAACTCACCCATGTATGCTTTCGCGGCAGCCGCAATGCTCCCCAGTGGATCAGGATTACCGGCCAGGAGGTAGACCTCGGGACCTGTATCTTCATTGATCTCCTCCGCTTCAAACATGAATGGGTCCACCCACTTGCGAACTTCCTTGCTGCTCATTTCTGACCCTCCTTGGGGTTCTCGGCGGCTTCCAGTTCCGCCACATCAATTTCGATTACGAGACGGCCATTGACCATCGGGACCTTGAAGCCAACGCCGATCCGGTCCAGGTGCTCTCGCACGGTCTCTGGCGGAGTAGTCAGCTTGTCAATGACGCTGCTGACCCCGGTATCTCGGATGATCTTGTCCAGAGTTCGGAACTCTGAGCTGCCGATCTGCCCCAGACGAGGCCCGTTGTTGGTGCCCTTGTTTAGCTCAGCTTGGGCCTCTTCCGGTGTCAAACCGGTGAAGGTGTTGGGCTTATCCACCCCATCCTCTTCCATTCGTCTGAGCTTTTCCTGAACGCATCGGTTGCAGCTCTCCACACCAGCGCATCGCCCATCATGGGGAACTGTCCCCTTGGGCCAGCCCTTATCCATCCTCATCCTCCTCTTCATCCTCGGCCATCATCTCGATGATCTGGGCAGCGGGTGCGATGGTGATCCCATCGGGATCATCGGGGTCGGTGCTGGGGATGATGATCGGCCACGATGCCAACAGCTCCACGAGGTCGCCGTCGTTCTCCCCGTTGGCCGTGATGGCCTCCAGGGTATTGCGCATCAGATCGTTGGTCTTCCTCGTTGCATCGACCAGCTTCTCAAGGCCGGTCGCCATGCGGTCCATGAAGCCGAGCAGGGTCTGAATCTGCTCGGGGTTCAGCTCAGCCATTACTTGTTGTCCTCTCCGAGAAAGTTGACGCCGACTTCGGTAGGTTCGGGGTCCGGCACTGCCGTCAGGTTCGGCCCCGTCGCAGCGGGGATAGCGACGACCGACCCCGACGCGCCCCGGTCGGGGATACGCACGGCGAAGTAGGTGAGGATGGCTTCGATCCTGGGCGGCTCGTAGTACGGCCCCTTCACCACCTTGCCATCATCCCGAACCTCGCAGTCGACCAGCTTGGTCTCGTTGGATCGCAGCACCTCCTTGAGGAGAATCTGGGCCACGATCTCACTTCCCTCACTGGCTTCGATGAGTCCGCCAAGGGCGATGTAGGCCACGTCGATGGCCCCGTCGATGTACTCGATCAGATCGTTCTGGAAGTCGGCGTCCAGGAACTCACCAACCTCGCCGTCATTTGCACTTGCCAACCAGGAGCGACGACGCTTGCGGTGGGGTGCCTTGGGGTCGTCGCCGAATCGAATGTACTTGCCCCGGTCGTCCTTGAGCTGCTTGCCAACCTTCATGAACTCGAAGATGGCGGAGATCAGGGTGTTGTCCTGGTAGCGATCATCCAGGAAGTTGAGCTCACGGTCGTTGAACTCTGCGGTGCCGCGAACGGCCTGGCGATGGTTGAGCGTCATTGTATACCAGCTGCTTTCTTTCGGGCATTCTCCAGAATGCCAGGGATGTCATCGGTCGGGTCGATCACCTGGATGTTCTTGACTCCTACGGAGATACCAAACATCCGCTTGCGCTTGCCAGTGATCACGATTACGTCTTTGTTGGGTTCGATCTCTTCGAGTAGCGTCTCCAATGCTTCGTAGTCCCATCGGCTGATGCGAGCGTAAATCTCCTCGTCACCATCATCGTAACAGTGCAGGGTGCAGCTCTTGGTGAGGTGCGGGTCTTTCAGTCGGGCCATGATCTCTTCGGTCGACTGACCAGATCGTGCTCGCTCGTCCTCCATCAGGTCCTTGAACTCCTTCTTCTTCACCATGCCCATCCATGTGAACATGCCGAAGAAGTCCTTGGGTACCTCGTCAGAGGTCATGTCCGGCTCAAGCACCTCGTCCCATCCGTCGATGCCCAAGTTGATGCGGCGTCGGTACTCGGTGAGAATGTGCTCGGCCAGTCGGACGTCAAAGGGATCATCCTTCTCTACAAAGGCCATGATCTTCTCTAGTCGTCCTGGTCCGATCCCCTTCGCGCCAAGTAGATCCTCCCAGCTGTCAAAGCCACCGAGACGATCACGCAACTCCAGAATATTGTCAGCATAGCTGTCTCCGATACCCTTGATCTGGGTAAATCCAGCATGGACAGCGCCGACCAGCGGATCACCCTCCTTCCATGTGATTGGCTTCGTCTTTGAGGCCGGGACGTAATGGTCATACGCCCAAGACTTCGTGCTCTTGTTGAGATGCGGTGCAGCAACTGAAACCCCGTGTCGCACAGCGTCTTTCATGTACTTGCGGATTTTGTCCTGGTTGTTCTTGTCGTTCGGCGTCTTCTCTAGCTTGGCGTAGTAGAAAGCGACAGGATCATGGATCTTGAGCCACATCTGCCAGAAAGCGAGCATGCTGTAGGAGACACAGTGAGCGATATTGAAACTGTAGGTGGCCGAAGTGACCATGAAGCTCCAGATTCGCTTAGCGAGGGCAGGTTCCACATTATGAAGTCGCTTGGCCCCAGACTCAAACTCCTCGTACATCTCGTTGAAGCTCGCCTCGCCAAGTTTCTGGCTGATGATCTTCCGAATGTCGCCAACTCGTTGAACTGGGAATCCACCCAGGTCTTTAATGATTCCAAGAACCTGCTCCTGATAGACGATCTGACCTTTGGTGAACGACGTGTACTCATCGACGATGGGATGGAGCTTCTCAATCTCCATGTCGCCCCACTTGACCTTGATATAATGATCAGTCATGCCAGAGAACAACGGTCCAGGTCGAGACAGTGCGTTAATGTCCGCCAGTTCCATGAAGTTGTCCGGCTTGACTCGGTCACAGGTGACTCGGGTGGCTCGACCCTCGAACTGGAAGATGCCCTGAACATCGTTCCTCTGGAAGGCGTCCATCACCTCCTCGTCATCCAGGGGGATGCGGTAAAGGTCTTCCAGGTCCATGCCGATGATGTTCAGCATGAGCCCGATCTCGCCCATCGTCTTCAGGCCAAGGAAGTCAGCCTTCAGCATGCCCAGATATTCTGCGTCCTTCTTGTCGTAGGGGACAGCGGTAATCTCACGACCGCCTGACTCTTGCGTGTGGAGGGCACAGGTGTCCGGGATGGAAGCGTTGGATATGACGAGTCCTGCTGCATGAACCCCTGCGCCCCGGTAGTTCCCCTCAAGCTTCGAGGCAAGCTCCAATTCCGGATGCTTGTCCAGTACTGCTCGTGCCTTAGGGAACATCTCGAAGGTGTCCATGAGCGTGTCGTTCTGTCGAGAGTCACCGCCTGACCTTTCAATGATCAGGTCTTTGACGATCTGGGTATCGAACTTGGGGATGCCGTACACCTTGGCGACGTCGGTGATGGAGTTCTTGCCCTTGTACCGGGTGAAGTTACCGATGTTGCCCACGCGGTCGGAACCGAAGACCCGAATGGCCTCCTGGCGGACCTCATCGCGTCGGTCGTCGGCGAAGTCCAAGTCGACGTCTGGGAGGTCCAATCGCTTGGGGTCGATGAACCTCTCGAACATCATCGTCGGGAACTGTAGTGGATCGACCTCGGTGATGCGCAGCAGGTAACAAACCAGGCTAGCAGCAGCACTTCCGCGAGCAGGTCCAACAGGAATCTTGTTGTCCTTGGCCCAGGTGACCAGGTAGCTGAGCATGCCGAAGTAGTCACAGAATCCACGAGGGATGATGCGCTCCATCTCGTACTTGACGCGCTCAGTATACTGCGCTTTGTTCTTCCGCATATGGACATTGCTTTGGATGCGGAACGCCCAGCCCTTGCGGAGACGCGCCCAAGTGTATTCCTCAATGCTCGAATAAGTCTGCGGATCATTGTTGCCCTCCTTCTCCACGTCGGCCACAATATCCTCGCCACGGAGACCGCTGCCAGGATAGGGCCACTTGATCGGTTCGTTCTTGGGAAGCTCTACGGTGCATCGCTTCGCGATGGCCGCAGTGTTCAGAATGGATCTCTTCGCTGCCTTCGGGGAGAGTCCGGTGGCAATAAGGTCGTGGTAGATTTCCGAATCTGACTCAGGATAAGTGAGGAGAATGTCGTATTCCCACTCAGCGTCAGCTTGGGCAATCGTCTTCCCACCACCACGATTCGCAGCGTGGAGTATGCGCTGCATCTTGTTGTCCCCAGGGTGAGGGTAATGGACGTCCGCCGTGGCAACGAGCTCAATCCCAAGTTCAGCACCAATCCGCTCGAAGGCCGGATTGAGCACCCTTGTACGGTCCAGTCTCGGGAAACGTTGCACTTCCAGAAAGTAACGCGGTCCGAATACCTCTTGGTACTCTGCCGCAAGTGCGACAGTCTCTCGGTATTGCTCTTCATTGTATTCCAGTCTCTTGGGGCCCATGTTCTTTCCGCCAAGGAGGGTGCAGCTCAGCAGCGAGTCGGCACAGCCACTGGTAACAACCAGACCCTCTGAGTACTCGAACAGGATGTGCTTGGGGATGGTGGGGAAACGGTCGTACTGATATTCCGGCGAGTTCGCGATTGAGACGATACGGTTGAGGTTCTGGTAACCCTTCTCGTTGATGGCAATCGCGATCTGGTGGTACTTGCGTCGCTGCTCTTCCCAGTTGTCGTGGACAACGTACAGCTCGCATCCATACATGGGCTTGATGCCGGTGCCCTTGCATGCCTTCTCAAGCTGCACGTGAGAAGAGTTATGGCCGTGCTCGGTGAGGCAGATGGCAGTCATGCCAAGCTCTTCAACTCGGGCAACGTGGTCTTTCACCGGCCCGTAGCCGTCACCATACGAGAAGGTGGAATGCGTATGAAGACTGACCCAGCGCATTACTTCTTGATCTCCCTGACTAGTCCGGCGGTGAGCATGTAGAACCATAACATGATCGAGAGTACTTGGGTGTATGTCTCCCAGCTCACAGCCTCATCAGCTCCTCGATCATCTCTTCCTCGCCATTCTGCTCGATCCACTCGTCATCGTACATCTCGTGAAGGGCCTCTTTGGCCTCTTCGTAGCTCATCGGCATTGTCTTCCCATTTCTGATCTGGTGTCGGAACCCATTCATCAAGTGGCTCCCAGTGATTGCTGAGCCACCCCTCCATAAGTTTCTCGGCGTATGCTTTCTCCTCACTCTCCATCAAGGCATCATTCTTGGCCTTGATCATCTTCTCGTCCAGCCGGGGGTCAATGCTTCGGTCTATACCGGTGACAATGAAACCAGCGAGCATCATGACCAGCAGAAAGACACCCAGCACAACCAGGGCCCATATGAGCCAGTCAGGAAGCATGACCTACCTGCCTCCATTCAGGGTGACAATCTCACCATTCATGTGCTTCGGTCCGGTGAGCAGGTCGAAGACCACCTCGGCAACCTCGCGTGGCGGAATGCGACCAGGTACGACCTCCTGGGACTTCTCGTACTCCATCGCCTCCTTCAGCGACCACCCGCGAACCAAGGGAATCTGGGTGTCCATGTGGTTGGACATTCCGGTACCCTCCAGCATGCCCGGTGCGACCGCGTTCACGCGCCACCCTTTCGGCCCCAGCTCCCGAGCAGCGACTCTCACGAGCATGTTGAGCGCGGCCTTGCTTGCGCAGTACGCCGAGGAAGTCCTCAACGGGCGCTCCGCAGCGTCCGAGCTGATGGCAACGATGCTCAGCGGGCGGTCGTAGTGCCGAACGAACGAGTCCATAACCGATAGGAAGCCCAGCGAGTTGATCGCGAACATGTTGGCCGCCTCTTGCAGGCCGCTCCGCTCCATCTGCCCCAACCAGCTCAGGTGGTTGACTCCGGCGCAGTAGACCACACCTTCCAACTTCGGCTCCATCTTGGTCAACGAGATCGCAACCTCATCGATGATGGCAGCCGAGCGAACGTCAACCTTGGCATCGGTGGCAAAGACCGTATGACCCATCTCCTTGAGGAGGTCAACGACGGCCATACCAACACCGCCATCCTTGCCCCCTAATACCAGGTAGCTCATCAGAACTTCACCTCTTCTTCTTCGATGATCTCTTCGGGTGGCTTCTTGCACCACGGTGCCCTCACCCACGTTGCGCCGCGTCGCAGTGACGCTTGGTAGTACCCGTCCTCAATGATCTTCAGGTCACGGAGAACCTTCAGCAGCGTCTTGTACTCTTCCCAGGTCAGTTCCTTGTCGATGAACAGGTGAAAGTGGCCTTCGGTCGTGGACGGTACGGCAGCAATCGGAATGTCAATGTCAATCAGAGGCTTGTGCCACTGGATTGCCGATCCCTTCCGCCAGTCAGTGAAGGAGTCCGGATGGATCTGCGAACTGATCCCGTTGGCGGAAGAAGGCGACTGCCTCCCCAGATCAACGATGTCAGTCTTGCGATCACCATCGTCCTCGTACGGACCCTCAAAGTTCACCATCGCCCAGATGTGGTTGACGGTGCCTTTGAGCATCCGTACTACGTTCTTCCCGGCCATCACTCCTCCGAATCGAACTTCTTCACGAGCTGGCACTGGATGTTCTCGTTGCCCTCCTTGATGGAGAACTTGAACAGGGTGCCTACCCGCAGCCTCAACGCGGTCCGGTCCGGACCCCAGTACTGGTTGTTGAGCCAGTTCTTGAAGGAGTCCAGCACGAACTCCTTCTTGTGGTCCAGGTCTTGCGAGTAGATCACCGAGTGGGCATGGGGCACGACGATGTTCAGCGGGCAACCCGGTGCCAGGACTCGGGCGCACTCCTCCATGATCGGCCTCGGGTCCCAAAGGTGTTCGAGGATGTTGACCGCGAAGATGCCACCCACGCTGTTGTCCGGGTAGGGCAACGTGCATCGGTACATGGAGTAGGCGTCAGTGTACCCGAACTTCCCATCCAGAACGTCATCCGAGCTGAGGAACTTGAATGATGTAGACGTCTGAGCCGTGGGCAGGAAGTCCGGTGACTCGAAGTTGTACTCAGGGTACTCACACCGGACCGCACCGGGGATGATCTTGTTTCCCGGTCCGAGGTCCAGAACGGGAAGGTCCCAGTCGACTTCGCGCCACTTCATGTCCAGGAACTCCTGCTGGCGAGCTAGGCCAAACAACGCGAAGTTCAGCGGCTCATCCATCTGGGGGTTTTCTCGGGCATCGTACTTACCAACCCAGCCCTTGCCCTCGTTTTCCTTGCGACCATGCACCCCGGTGTCGCAACCAAATTCTTCAGTCATTCTGCTCTTTCATTTCGTAATGGCTCGTTTTCGTGCATCGACCAGAAGGGTCGATGTTGCAGTAAGTGCCCAACTCTTCTTCAGGAAAGTGCTGAAGATGATTGCCCATTGCTGAGTTGAGCGCCTTGGAGGCAACCGGTGTGATGCGCTCTGCCTCATTGGTGTGAAGGAAGTACAGGGACAGCAAGCAGTGGCCGATGAGGTCTTGCAGAATCTCGTCCATCTGCTCAAACTCAAGGGCCTTGCCTTCCCACATCGGCCCCTTGAGCTTGCCGACCTTCCGCCAGAGCTCCGCATACTGCCCGGCGATGCCCAGGTCAAAGCTAGTGTCGCCGTAGTCCGCGTTCTTCCGGGCGAAGTTCTCCAAGGCCACCGGTGCGATCGTGTAGATGATCTCTCGGCCCTGGTCGCTCAGCCGGTCGGCGAAGTAGTCGATGTTGATGTTGATGCCACTCGGGGGCAACTCATCCCCTGGAATCTTCTTGGTCATTTTCTCGTCTCCTCTTGAGCATTCGGTTGCAGGTCTTGCAGGTCACGCAGAACTCAAATTCCGGGTCGCTGATGACTCCGGACAGGGCACTCCAAAAGCTCGTTCCGCAGAGCGGCTGCTCATCTGTTCCTTCTTTTTGCCAGTGCGTCTTTCCTGATGACCGGCCAACCAACTCCTTTACTAGCTTCTCGCTTGGTGCCATTCTTCCACGTCCCATCTGAGGTACATCTGAATCAATCCCCGGTCATAGTCCCCGTCAATCCGGATGACCCCATCTTGCTTCATAATTCGGCGATTGGGCCTACCGAGAGCATCCGACCAAATGTTATACGGTTGGTCTCTGAGGTAGACGTTTTCAACCCCAACCTCTCTAGCTTGCTTGACAAGGCCAAGCTCATCATCCAGTACCGCCACAATGCGATCCGTTCCAACCCTCTTGGCCAGGTCACGGTATTTGTGCGGCCCCCACACGACGCCATCATACTGGATATTGTTCCGACGGAGCCAGTGACGGGTGTCTGGGTCGATGTTGTCCAGACGTAGATAAGGTCTGGTAGTACAGATCCAAACCTCTGCACCGAGACTCTGGCGGATATATCGAGTAAGTCCAGCAGCTCCTGGGTAGGCAGGCATACTTCTTTTGAGACCACCCTGTCGGTATGCAAGCTTGCATTGCCGATATGTGGCCTTGCTCGTCTGCATGAACTTGTGCAGCGGGAGCCCAGGATTAATCTCACTGGGATCAGGCATAGGCCGTCCATACCAGGCTTCGGCGAACCGAAGGAAATGTCCATGATAGTCGCCGAGGGTTCCATCAATGTCGAGCGCGATGATCGGCTTGCCGTTGTCGAACGCCTGAGATCCATTGTTACCCATCACCCAACACTTCCCTCACGATGGCGATAGCGTCGCTGGTCAGAACGCCCTTCTTCCACTCTCCATACCTTCCGATGTGATGGAACCTCTGGTCAGCCGGGTTCGGCTTGTTCGGATCAGGTCGGTAGGCCAAAGGCTTCTTGACCTTGACGACGCCAGGGATGGGTGGCTTGATTGCTCGATCGAACTTGTCACGCAGCGGCCATTCGAGCGTCTTGAACCCGTCGATGTGTGAACCTCGGTACCAAGAGGGGCGGTTGAGCCCGTTGCAGATCACGGTGTTTGGTGGGATCGGTACGTCCAGCTTCCGCCAGGTGGTGTCGCCGACTGCCAACACGTCCTGGCTGAGGAATACCTCATTGCCCATCTTCCACACGGTGCGAGGCACCGAGCTGAAGATCACATCGTACTGGTCAAAGTCGATCAGCATGTTCGCCTCATCGAAGTTCGAGATGGTGAACGGATGGATGCTGCCCTCGAACAGCGACCACAGCACCTCGTAGGTGAAGCGAATATCCCAACCCTGATGCGGCTCTTGGAAGTCCTCGGGGCTGACCGTTCCGTCCCAGCTGGGTCCATAGACCTTCTTCCGATATGCTTCAGCTCCACCCAAGGTATCGTAGTTCACGGTGAACTCAGGAACGCCCTGGACGAGCGGTGGTTGGCAGTGCAGGTACTGGGCACCGAAGAGTTCTGACTTCTTCGGCTGGGACCAGATTTCAACCTGATGCCCCATCTCCATTGCGGCGGCTGATGCCAAGAGTCCCGTAGGCCCACAGCCAATCACGCATACTTTCACTTTGTTGTCCTCTCGGGGTTCCTCTACTCCGATTATTCTACCCTATCCGGCCCGCGTATACGGTACCGGCACGCGGCCTAGACGCAGGATGACGGGGCCGATCCGGTATACCGAACCGACCCCGTCATCCTCAGATACGGTCTAGATAGACCAACCAGCGGGGGTTACGCCGAACTGGTCAGAACCCGGCCTCCAGGTCGTCGTCGTCACCCAGCTCGTCCTCGTCATCCAACTCGTCGGCGTCGAGGTCGTCATCAACCTCATCCACCGAGTCGTCGTCGTCGGAGTCGCCACTCGGAACCAGCCACCGCTTGATCTCCAGACCGGGGTCGGGGTACTCGGCGTTGGTGCGCTTGTTCTTCGTGTCCACGATGACGGCGATGTCAGCCTCGGGAGAGTTGATCTTGAACTTGCCGATGGCGAGAATGTGCCCACCTTCGGGTTCGTCGGTGACCAACTGCTCCTTCCAGAACCAGGTCTTGACGGCCTTGGCCTTCTGCTCGTTGCCCCCGACCAGGGCCTCCAGCACCTGGTTGACGAAGCCGGTCGACTTCTTGGTGATGGTCTGGTTGTTCCAGATGCCATATCCGTTGTACTGGCTCTTCTTCGAGCCCTTGGGCTCGTCGATCTCCACCAGCATGCGGAGCATCGGAGTACCGGGGTTGTTGGAACGCTCCCCGGTCTTCGTCAGCTCCATGCGCTTGAGGCGACCCCGGTAGACTCCCTTGGGAGGGACTTCTCCGGTGTAACCCACCTGCGCGTCACCGGCATCGGCGTTGATCGCCTCATTGACGTCGTCGATGCCGAATCCACCCTTGAACTTGGGCATTGTGTTCTCGTTTCGTTCAGTTACTCCGTTGACATGTTCAGGTACAGACGATATTCAGTTGTAGTCTAAGGTGTCGGCCTTCACCCGCCTATACCGACTTGTGGTGCCCCTGTTCCGGACTGAGCGCCAAGCGAACCATGTTGTGGCATGGAACGATGCACCACTATCCCCACACATTACTCGCTGAAGTCGAAGTCCCCGTCCATCTCGAAGTCGAACTCATCATCCGATTCGGTGTCCTTGGACTCGTCGGCCTTCTCGTCCTTGTGGGCCTTCTCGTCGGCCTTGGCCGTCTCGACCTCAGCGGCGTCGTCATCCGGCTCAGCGGCGGCGTCTTCATCCGCTGCCATCTGCTCCATTTCCTTCTCAGCCGCCTCTTGCTCCGCCTTGCGACGGTTGGGCTTCGAGTTGGCCTTGGCCTTCGCCGCCTTCTTCTGGGCCAGCAGTTCTTCCTTGGTGCCGACGACCTTCGGGCGGATGAACTGCCCCAGGTCCTCTCGGGTGACCTCGCCCTCGATCAGCATGCGAATGTCCTTGAGGGTCAGGTCCTCGGTGTACGGCTCCAGGATGTTGTAGCGATCCTTTCCACGGATCGTTCCGGTGTCCATCCAGGTGATGCGACGGATGATCTGGGGGACGCGCTTTCCGCCAGTGTCGACCAGAATCTCGCCCTTCTCGTTCTTCATGGCAACCTTGCGGTTGGACATGTAGCCGTAGGCGCTCATCTGGCCACAGGTGTACTGGGACAGCTGGTAGTTCTTGCCCTGGATGTCAGGCGTGAGGAACTCGTTCTTGTCCTCGTCCACGGCGGTGCGAACCAGGAACAGGAACACGGTGTCAATGGGCAGCTCCACGAAGTAGTTTATGAACCGCTTGTAGATGTTCTGCCACTTCTGGTGGTCCTGGATCGCCGGAATGTCGAGGTCCCGGCTGCCATTCTCGGCGTGGGCCTTGGCCAGAATCTCACGGATGGCCATCTGCTGCATCTCGGTCACCGAGTCGAGGACGACCCACTGGAAGACGTCGGGGTTGGCTTCGAGCCACTTGTACGCCTTCTCCAGATCGTTCCACTGCTTGATCGGCCACACCTTGGCCTTCGATCCCTGCCGCTTGGCTGAGACGGTTCCCTTCTCCACAGCGAGGAACAGGACGTTGTCATCCGAACCGGCCAGGACGGTCTTGCCGACGCCGGATGGTCCGTAGATGCCGAGGTTGATGGAGTCGTCGAACTCCTGAAGGTCAACAATGTCGGCTGGGAGGTTAGACACTGAATGTCTCCTTGTCTGGTTGGTCTTGCTCGTTGGTCTTGATGATCAGTGCGTCGAGTTCGTTGATCTTGTCCAGGAGAACGCGGGCGTCGTGCGCTGAGATTCGGCCCAAAGCCTCTTGCCGAATCACCCGCTTCCGGACCAGTGCTAGCTCCTCCCGGCCCTTGGTGTTGAGGGAACGCGCCACATCAACTCACCCCTGTCTTTCTCTTGAGCAGGACCGTGGTCTTGCTGTTCTCAGCGCCTTCCCGATGGTCGGCGTACGGGTCTTCCTTGTTGAAGACCATCTTCTTGAACTCGTCGGTATCGCCGCCCGACTCATCCAGCTCGCAGAGTTCACGGAACTGGCACCAGGAGCAGTGCTCACCGGGCGACTTCATGATGGGCAGCTTGCCACCCCGCACGGCGTTCATGGCAAACATGTCCTCGCCAATGCGCTGAATCTGGCGGCGCTTCCGCTTCTTGGTCAGGGACACTTCCTCACGGTAGAAGTGAGGAGTACCCTGCCGCTTGCTGATCTCGCCGAAAACTACTAGGTCACAATCCTCAGCCTCAGCCTTCAGCTTCGGGAGGGTCAGCTTTGACAGCTCTTTGCGGTCCTGGTCTTCGATTACCTCAACGGACAGGTTCAGATCATCGGCCCGATCTGCGTAGTCGCCACTGTCGTGGCCCAGCTTGACCAGTGCCTCGATGTAGTCAGCCTTCTTGGGCTGGTTCCGGTAGCGCCCCTGAGGATCACGCGGTCGGGTATCAGGCTTCGCCTTCACCAGGACATTGTAGATGATCGTGTCGATGGTGTCGGTCTTCGAGATCAACCCGGCAGACCTCAGCGCATGTTCCGCCACGGTCGTGTAGCCGCCCAGCTGCTCATCCATCGGGAGATGCGCAATGGATAGCTTGGCCATGTGCTTGTGGTCCACGAGGTCCAGCTGACCATCCTTAGCCTCGTCCCGAACCACGAGGTCGATGGTACCACGAAGGTCCACGTACGGTCGGGTAAGGTCCTTGGGGTGGGGCAGGATAGCCCTGATGCGCTGCTCCGGTGCAACGACGTACCAGTTGGGGTCACCCTTGTACTCGGCCAGGTACTCGTCAATCATGATGTGACCGAGTTCCTTAGCGTCGGTGAACACTTCGTGTCCATCCTCGGTGTCCGTGATGATCTTCACCACGTCGAAGTTATCCTCGCCACAGTACTCATCCCAGGTCTCGTGCGGGTTGCGTCCCCGCTTGGAACCTGGGATGTAGTATTCGGCCCACACGAGATGGAGTCCGGTGCCGAACCACAGCGGGATGGACTCAGAGCCTGCCAGTCGAAGACCTTCGACGTAGCCCCACCACCATGACTGCGGGCACTTCTTGAATTGGCTCCGCTCCGAAGAGCGAAGCATCTGGAGTTCTGCCATCCGAGTGGTCCTGTTCTCTGTTCTACGTTCTCATGTTGTTAAAAGGCTCTGGAGGAGGCTAGGCACGTCACTGGCGGTTCGGTTTTCCCAGCCTCCACCAGAACCCCCTGCCCCATGTCGCTAGGGCAGGGAGCCCGTGGTTGATCAGGCGTCGACGGTCGCCGGTGCCTTGCGCCGACGACGCGGCTTGGGTGCCTCGGTCTCGGTGTCGTCGTCCGAGTTGTCGATGGCGTCCAGGTCGCTGTCGTCGTCGTTGGCCTCGGCAGCCTTGGCTGCCTCCTTGGCCTTCTTCTCAGCGGCCTTGCGCTCGTTCTCAGCCTTGCGCTCAGCGGCCTTGCGCTCACGCTCGGCCTTGGCCGCCTCGGCTGCCTTGGCCTTCTCGGCCTTCTCAGCCTCGCGCTCAGCCTTGCGCTCGGGGCTGGCCTGCCACTGGCCATGCAGCACCAGGACGGCCTGGGCCTGCTCGGGGGTGAGCTCCACCGGCGAGTTCTCGCTGACGTACTTGGCGAGCGAGCGATGGGTCGGGCTGGGCTCCTTGTCGAAGGGGTTCACCGGGGTGCGCTCCTTGGTGACCTTCTCGGACTCCTGGGCCTCGGTGTCGACGGCCACGGTCTCTTCTGCCATTTCTTCATTCCTTCGGTTGGTGGTGACCCCTCCGGGGTCATTCCTGCGGTACGTCTACGACTCTACCGGATGACGGTAGCGAACGCAACGTTTCTAGCTAAAAAGTAGGGAAAAGTTTTCTGAGCCTGAACCTACTTGCGCCCCTCAATAGCCGCGTGTTCACGCGCCAGGTGAACCCATCGGACGTGCTTACGGGCCGAATCAGTCGGCTGGGTGCAGCGTTCGTAAGGTTCTGAGTCGCAGTTGGGGCACTTCACGGTGAGTGCCTTTTGTCGTCGGGTCTCTTGGCTCATCTTCCACCTCCTCTCGGCTTCATGTTGCGACCAGTCTTGACTGAATGGACACGGGATGCCCCAGGAGCGGCATCAGGCCGCTTGGGAACGTTGCGTCCATTACGCTCCAGCTGAAGCCTCTTTCGGTGCTCCTGCTCCTCGTGGTACTCCTGTACCATCTGCTCCTTGATCTTGTCCATCTTCATGGCATAGCCAAGGCACCACCCACCAATGAATCCGATGGCGGAGAAGCCGAGGGCCAGGAACCATTCAAGCATGGTTCGCCTCCTCACAGGCCAACTTGTTGCACCTGGTGTGGTCGCCGGCCTCGTGGGAGTCCCAGAAGTCCAGCTCGGTGTCGGGGCCATGCCCCAGGCAGTAGTCCATGAACTCGCCGCAGATCAGGCAACGGTCTGGTTCAATGTTGGCGTCGATCATTTGGTAATCTCCTCATGCTTGAGTGCGATGCGCTTGATTTCGACGCCACGGGACTCATCCATGACGCCAAGGGTCTCATCCATACGTCCAGTGGTCACGGCGGCGATAGCCTCTTCAATTGTACCCCGACTGCGAAGGTACCAGATCGTGACGTTGTGGTCTGTTCTGCTCAGACGGTGAGCACGATCCTCAACCTGCAACTGGTCATCCGGAACCCAGGTCTCGTCACAGATGACCACGTCATCTGCCGCGTCCAGGGTCAGCGAGACACCACCTGCGGTAGTGGTCAGCAAGAACACCTTCGGTCCACCAGGCTCCTGGAACCGATCCGCCATCGTGACTCGTTCATTGGTCTTCGTGCCACCGGTCAGCTTGAAGTACGGAACCTTCAGCTTGTCCAGTCGCTCGCCGATGGCGTCTACCATCTTCGAGAACTGAGAGGCGATGATGACCTTGTTCTCGCCGGAGTCATCCAGGATGCCTCGGTCATCCAGGAACTCTTCGATCCACTCGATCTTGTTGGACTCTGTGGTTGCGGCGACTGAACCATCTGCCCTGACCTCGCAGACTGCCCCAGCGAACTGCTTGAGCCGGGTCCATTCGGACAGAATGCCGTTGGCGATGATGCCCTCGTCGGTGGCCCCTTCCTTCACCATCTGCTCATACTGCTTCTTCTGCTTGGGCAGCAGATCGAGCCAGACACCATGCGGTGAGTCGGGGTCGTCGGGGTTCAGCGGCTCGCCGCCGTACATCTTTGGAGGCAGATCAGAGGCTACCTCAGCCTTCGTACGGCGGATGAATAGATCCTTCATATCCTCGTAGAAGGCCGCTTTATCCCTCAGACCTTCGTACACCTTGCCAGAGCCGTAACCATCCTCGGACTCGTACACCTCGAAGTGCTTGTCCATCCACTTCCAGTAGCTGGTGTAGTACTTCGGCTTCAGCCAGTTCAGCGTGCCCCACATGTTCTCGGCCTTGCCGCGCATCGGCGTACCAGACAACGCCAACTTCAGGGCATTGTCTGCCACAAAAAGTTCATCTAGCCCAAATCGAGTCTGGGTGTGCTTGGATCGCTTCGCGGTATTGGCTATGACGGCCTTGTGAGATTCGTCTACGATCACACCGTCCCATTCCCACTCAAAGAGCAAAGGCAACTTGTAATGCTTGATGACGTTGCCTTTGGCGTCCCTCTTGAACTCGCCCTGGCGATCCTTCTCGGCCTTGACTTGAATCCAGTACGGGGAAGTAACAACCCAAATTCTACCAGGGGCCTGCTCTATACCACGATTTACTTTTTCAAAGTAGGCAGGACGGTCTTTGGGTGACATGGCTGACAATGAATACATGTTGATAACTGCATCGCCTGGCAGCCATCTGTGAATCTCTTTGGGCCAGGTAATGGTGGCGGCAGACTTCGGCGCAACCACGAGGAAGATGCCTTCATCGTAGTTGTTGGCCACGGTGGCGATGGACTGGAGAGTCTTGCCCAGGCCAGGGTCGTCCGCCAGGACGGCTGAGCGACTATGAGAGATGAACTTGACGCTCACAGTCTGAAACGGACGACTGCTGATCGCCTTCCAGATGTTGGGGTACTGCTCCCGAATCTTCGGCAAGTCAACAAGCTCCATGCTGCCAACCTCGGGACGGTCAGCCAGTCGCGCCTTCTCCGCCAGGGCCCAGGCGTTCAGCTCGGGGCCAATTGCAACCTTGGCTTCGTACTTGTTGGCCGCCTTCCGAATCTCCAGGCAGATGCGATAGTCCAGCGGGTACGTCCAAGTCTTCTTGGCCTTGTTCCAGCGTCCGCCCGGGATCATCTTGGCCAGGTCGCGCCCGGTCTCCCAGTGCATGCCTTCGGTGACCAGGCCGATCTTTCCATCGACTATCTCAGTCCTCACTACCCGCTTCACCATACACCTCCTCGTAACAATCGCAGCACATTGGAATCTCTACTTCACCAAACGCGGCGGGTACCGTAACCATGTCAAAGACAGGATCACAGGACCCACCGCACTCGGTGCATCGGGTGAACTTCACTACATGATCCTCAGGATGGAGTCGATGTAGACAGACCTGAAGCCGGTCGCTGAGAGGAAGGTGACGTAGAGCTTCCCTTCAGTCGACTCCTCCAGATAGAAGTTATCTGGCTTCATGTTCAGCGAACGGGCCACGTGGACGCTTTCGCCCTTGCCGCTGATCCGGTTGACGAAGATGATCGTGGAGCCACGAATCTCTTTCAGAATCTCCCCGTCCGTGGACTCCTTCGGATCGAAGGGCAGCGGGTACCGGATGGACTCAAGGTCCACTTCTTCCGGCAGACCACCCTCCTCGGTGAGCTTGAGGTCCACAAACCTCGCGCCCATCTTCGGTCCACGGAACCCCTTGGGGTTCGGCTTCATCGAGAGCTGGCGGGTAGCCGTCGCCTTGTTATGGAGCGACTTGACCTGCCCCATGAAGTGGTGGAACGGCGTCTCAATCAGCGAGTTGCCCCGCCACCAGATCGTGATGCGTTCACCCTTGCGCTCGGCCTCCACATGAGTCTCGTCACCGTTCTTGGTTTCGATCTTCGTGGTCCAACCGTTGGCTTGGGCCTCAGCGGCGAATGCCTGCGCCTTGTCCATCCCGCTCATTCGTCGCCCTCCCAGTCCCAAATGTCTTCGTCATCGTACTCACGAGAGGTGTCCACGAGTCCACCATTGGCATCCTCGTACGCGGCCTCCAAGAAGTCGTCCATCCACCCGTCGCTCATCGCCAGCCGTCCCGGTAGGCGTCCAGCGCACGGTTCAGCTCGGCCTTGATGCGTCGGGCATCCTCACCCCGCCAGTTGCGGAGGTTGTTCAGCAGGTAGGCGATGATCATGTCGCCGCTCTCCAGGCCGTACGAGTCAGACGGCTTGCGCATTCCAGCGATAGCCTCGACGTACGGACCAGCGTAAGCGATGGTCGAATCGCTGGGGCGCTTCTTCTTCCAGCAGGCAATGATGTCACGGGCCACCATGTAGAGCGGTCGTCCGATGAACTGCAACTCGTTGGGGCTGAAGCTGTACTCGCCACCGATATGCGAGAACTGGACAATCGGGATCGGCCCCGGCATTGCCAGCTCAGTGATCTGCCCCACCTGGCCTGCATGGCTTGCCTGCGGCACTTCCAGCACCTCGGCGATGTGGTCGCTGGTGATGCGAACGTAGTCGCCGATCTGGAACTCGCGTGTGATGGTATCGGTCATGGTGTGCCCTTTCGGTGCTCGGTTGGTGCCAAGGGACTCTCCCTCGGTCTACCGTCATCCTACCCTACTAGGGAAGGTAACGCAACCCTTTGGGGTCAGCGGGTTTTCGCGTGCTCTCTGAAGTACCGCTTCAGACATGCCACGTTGTGGAAGGCGTAGTAGCACCCGTCCTCCATCAGAATCTCCTGGTCCACGATGTACCAACCATTCTCGATGGCGGACTTCCGCATCTGGCTTGACAGCCAATCGGAGTAGAGATCATCCGGACCACTGATGTCACCGTCCCAAATGATCTTCTCGTGGCATCGAGGTCCATCGCAGGTCAGCGATACCTCATTGGTGATGTTACCCATTCCTGGCCTTTCTTCTCTTCTCGCCACAGAGGGTGCAGCGGTGGTTGTGATGGAGCGGGGAGTCGGTGTCGGTCCCAAAGTGCTGATCGAGCCACCGATAATGGTAGCATCGCTCTTCGGGGGTCTTCGGGGCTGGAAGCTCGTCCTTGTCCAGGTGACTGTAGGTGAACTTCTTCTCCATCTTGGACATCACTCGGCCTCCGCTTCGTACTTCTGGATGGCCTTGTTTTCGATGGTCTGGATGGCGGCAGTGGGGTCCTGGTCGTACTTGCCAAAGGGTAGCTCCAGGACTGCCAGGGCGCACTGGAAGGCGTCGATTCGGGCGTCCACGATCTTCTGGTCGTCCGGCATGGTGCCGGACTTCTCTGCCAGCTCGTACTTCTCCTCCATCGTGTCCAGCAGCATCTCCCAGATGCGCTCCCGACGAGCCTTGATACGGGCATACTCGGCATCCCAGACGCGGCGAACATCACCCGGCGCCAATACCGGCGTACCATTCTCGGTCTTCAGCGCGTGCTCCTCGCTCTGTGTGAACCCGGTCATCTTGCCAGACTCCGGTCGTCCGATGTACCAGACGCCTCCGCCATTGCGCTTCTTGGTCATCAGACTGCCGACTTCCGAACGAATTGAACAGTGCCAAGATGACCATTGGCCCACTGTGTGGGCGTGCCGATGGGCCACGACTTGATGGAGAAGCCGCGAAGGCCATCCTCCAACGCTTCGGCGAACTCGGGGTGGAGATTCCATCCCCACTCCTTGACCACCCCGTTGAATGATCGGACCAGGGGGTCGGTCGAAGGGAAGTCGCTCTCCAACCTCAGGGCCTCAAGGCCCCCAGGGGTGAAGACACGGATGGTGTGGACAGCCTCGTTGTTGGGCGGTCGGTAATCGGGGTGAAGTGCGTTGATGTTCATTTCAGTTCCACTTTCCTGCGCAGATGGGGCCCATGCCCCGTTCGATGGACTCTTCGTTGGTGAGGAACGCTCCGCATTTCATGCAGACCCCATACAGGCGTCCAAATGCCTCGCCTTCCTCCAAGCTCAGTTTCTCAACCATGTGGGCACCTGTATTGGAGTAGAGCCCGCTGATGAACTCCCACTCGATGGGCCTGCCCATTCCATTCTGGGCGCACCACAGGGAGATGGCATTCTTCGGGTTGGGCTCCAGCTCCAGCTTCTCAGGGTAGTTCTTGTTGAGACGCTTGGCGTAGAGTCTGGAGCCTTCGCGATTCATCTGGACCTTGATGAACTCGGCCTCAAGCACACCAACGAACTTATCCTTCACCCGATAGAATCCATCTTCGTTGATCGTGTTGAACGGTCGGGAGTTGGCAGAGGCAACGTGCCGATCAGCCAGAGCCGAGTCGCTTCCAGAGGCCAGGTACCACTTGTCCGGCATGGAGTCGAAGTCGGCATCATCGTAGACCCACCACTTCTTCTCCTTGGAGTCCCACTTGGCACCGAACTCGGTCTTGGCTCGATCCTTCTCAACGAAAGGCACGTTGAGGTAGACCTTCTGGGCCTTGCGCCCGGTGAGGAACCCTTCACCGGATTCCTGAACGGCGTTGATGCCGTACGGGTTCACCCGTCGAGCCTCAGGTTCGGCTGCCCACGGGTCTTCAGCGACTTCATGCGCGTAAGCCATGCCCAGCTGGTGGGCCTCGATGGCGTTGTTCTCCTCTTCCACATCAGCGAGCATCCCGTCGCCAAAATGGCACGCCTTCACATCAGCCACGGTGTCGTGGTACTGCTTGCAGTTGCCGCACTTGATCGCCATCTCAGTTGCCCCTTGCCTTGATGTGGCGGACACGGAGAGCGCCACGTTCCAGACGCCCGAACTTCTCGCCCTTCTGGACGTAATTGGCCGGGTAGATGTACCGGACCTTCAAGACCAAGCCGGTCTTGCGCTGGAGGTTGCTGACCTTCTTGGTGGCGCACCGAATGCACTCCAACTCTTCCTCGATCCACCCACGGTGGAATCCGATGGCGTGAGTCTTCCATGCGTGGCCGTAGATTCGGCACTCCTCAAACTGCTCTGGAATATGCATTCCCTATCCTTACCAATCTGGAGCAGGGCTCTCCTGCTCTCGACTCGAATCTACCCTAGTAGGTTCGCAGAGCGAAACCTGGGACCAACCCCTTAGTCCCAGGCGCACTCAACGGACCCAATTGGGGTCAGATGCAATAGATGTAGTCCCCGTAGGTTCCACCGTAGGACTCGTTCTCCGAGACCATCTGCCCGTTCACCCAGATGGCGCAGTAGAGCCGACCAGGACCATCGGACTCGATCGAGTTGGACAGGCCGCCGAATGAGTCGTACGTGGTGAACTCCCACGAGGCACACTTCCATCCCGGAATCTTGGTCGGGCCGGTGATGGTGACGAAGTCACGTTCGTCGTTGCCATAGCGGTTGGTCCGCTCCAGCTCAACGGGCAAGTGCTCTGGTGCGCAGTTCACATGCTTCACCAGGTCGTACTCTTCCACGATCACCGCTTGGGCCGGGGCTGCCTGGACTGCAACCGCTGCCACGAAGGCTGCCACGGCCCCCAGGGCTCCGCCAATGATGCGCTTCTTCATTCTGTTTCTCACTTTCTAGTTGGGTACTGCGATGATCCGGAGGCTAGAGCTTCCGGAGGTATTCCAAGGTCTGCTTGCTCAGCAAGTCGATCACCGGCATGTCCAGCCCCATCATCAGCAGGCAGATGGTGACGTCCCGAAGTTGGAGGTTCCTGGACAGGAACTGGTTGTGCTTGGAGAGACGGTGCCGAATGGTGTTCGCGAGGTCCACGGCTGCGGTGGATTCCTCCTCGGCATTCAGCGTGCTGAACTCTCGGTTCAAAAACCTCACGAACTTCACGCTCGCTTCAACGTGCTCGTCCAGTGCATTCATTTCAATCACTTGACCAATCCTTTTCTCGGTTTCCCCTGGTCTGGAGAACGTAACTGCTGATCTTCTCCCAGGCCCAGCCAGCGATAACGACCAGGATGATGAAGGCAAAGATGCCAAGCCCCTGGCTGATGGCGGAAGGTTCGTACGGCATTTGGTATCCTAACTGGTTGAGTCGAGCAGGTCGCTACCCTTATCCTACCCTAGTAGGTACGGATCAGGGTAGCGACCTAGTTTTGGGTTCAGCCGAAGTTGGTGGTCGGCTCTCCGTCGAGATCGAGCAGTCCGTCCCCGTGGATCGTCACTCCGTCATCCATTGCGTCGTGCCCCACCGAGTACACGGCTCGAAAGCTGGAGAAGTCGGAGATCGTGGAGAACTCGTAGAACTTTCCATCCGGCGTCCAGTCCGAGACCACGACTGCCTCGCCGGTTGGTGCCCACGTTCCATCGGGCTGCTCGGTCCATTCGGTTCCGATACGTGCGAGCTTCTCCAATGCCTCTCCGGCATTGGACGGGATTTCACCGAGTCGATCCAGTGCCTCTCGCGTGATGAAGACTCCTGCGGTGGACGTGTTGATCGCGCCGTCCACCCCGTAGGTCTCGGAGTCGGAACGACCAACGTGGTCCCACTCGACGTTCCTCAGATCACCCTCGTAGGGCATCGGCATTTGGTTGCTCATTGGTCTTTCCTCTTCTCTTTGGATAGCGCGCTCTGCGCTAGACTTCCAATAGGGTGCTCGAACTTTCTTATGGAAAGTTCGAGCACCCGGCTTGGTAGCCTAGACTCCCATGAGGCGTTCGATGCCCCCGAGGAGGTCCACGGCAGTATCAGCTGGACGGGTTTGCGATTTCTTCGAGCGCGTGGTCGTAGCACCAGAAGGAGACGGCCCCGTCTGGATCGGTGTGGGTTACGGTTGCCTTCTTTCCACATCCGTCGTCGATTGGAGTTGCGTCGACGGTACAGAAGTCCTTCACTGCCGGGGTCCATGCGAACCCGTCGGTAAGCTTATCAGCGGGATGGTTTTGCATTGGAGTTACGCCCTTACTTTCTGGAGTGCATCGCTGCACTCGCAATCGTTGGTAATCGAGACCTCGGTCCAGCAGGTCGGGCACGCCGGGCGCTTTGGTCCGGTAATGCCTAGCTTCCGCAGTTCAGAGTTTGCACTTCCGTCTCCGAGTGGAGAGTACCGATGCCTCGCAGTGCGGACCCGAAATTGGAGTTCCTCGCCTCCGTAGCACTGGTCGCGGTAGGCGTAGTGGAGCTTGCCGAGTCCGTGTCCAACGATGCCGACGACTGCCTCGTATGGTGCGTGCGAACCCCTGTGGATCTTAGGCATTGGTGTACCTTTCGTGCGCAGTGGGAGAACTTTCTACCCTTTTTGGGTTCTCCCCCGAATTATTTTTTTTGGTGTGCGCAGCCGCGCGATAGTGAAGCGGCCCCGACTCCGAAGAGTCGGGGCCGTCCTGCCCTACTTCGGGGCCGGTGCCTTGCGGCGTGCCTTGCTCGTCGGGGCCGGGGCCGGGGCCGGGGCCGGGGCCGGGGCCGGGGCCGGGGCCGCGTTGCGAGCTGCGATTGCACCCGGCAGTTCTGCCGGAACCGTCGAAAGGTTCTCGGCTAGCGTCTCGGCACCCTTGCGCAACGATGCAACGGTGCGACCCCGGTACTGCGAGCGGTCCCGGTTAAGCTGCGACCGCTGCACGGCACCGTGCAGCGATAGGACGATTTGCACGACTTTCGGGTCGACGTCGATTCCGGTAAGGGCGGAGTACGCGGCGGCGTGCAATTCGTGCACTTCGGACGGGGCGACCGTCGGCAGGTTCGCGGCCTTTCGCATCGCGGCACGGGCCGTATCGTCCTCGGGCAGGTCTGCGAGGGCTGCACGGATAGCGTCGGCGGAGTAGTTCTGCATTTCGGGGTCCTATCGGTCGTGCCGGGGGTCGTCTGCCCTCGGTCGATTCCGACTCTATACGCGTAGGGCACGATCCGGGTAATCCGAACGTACGTTCGATGCCCGATTCCCCTTTACCACCGCCGCCGCGCACCAAGCCCTGCGGGCGATCAAAGATGGGAAGGGAAACCCTACCCATCAGGGAGGGATTACTCCCTCCTGTTTCCCTTTGGACGGGCGCGCAGATAAAAAGGGGGAACCCACCAGAGGGTGGGATAGTTCCCCACGCTCCAGCGGGCTCCCGCTTGGTGCGATATTTAGTTGAAGTTGTTCCTGTCTTGCTCGTCCAGAGCCTGCTCAATCAAGACACGGCGCACCATATTGAGCAGGGCTGCGGCCAAGACAAAGTAGACTATGAATCTGACGATTTCCCTGGCGGGATACTCCGAATGAGACCAAACGGACGCCATGGTCTGCGTTAAGACTAGTGAGAATGACAAGGAAAGGTACATGAGAGTGCGCCCAGCCTCCGTCAGGTTCCATTGTGATCTGAATCCATACAAGAAAGTAAAGACCCAAGAGAACCCGCACATTAGGGTCAGCAGAATGTTGGCTGCAAATACAGGATCGGCTCCCAGGCCATACACTACTCCCAGATAAATACAAGAGCCAACTGCCGTCGTTGCTGAGGCGCTGATGGCAGCCTGTTTCACGCATACCTCCGTTTCATGGCACGCTCAATTCCCTCGCCAAAGTGATTATGAAGCTGCTGGTTACGACCCAGTTCTGCCAGCCGCTTCACTTCACCTTCTTGGCCATCTAGTCTGCTGATATGGCTTTGAGCCTCCCTGGCTCCGGCCTCAGCGTCCCGAGTAGTGCCCCTCCCCCATGGCCACCAGTGCATTAGGAATCAGCCCCTTCCGCCAGTTGCTGCACGTATGCTGCTACCTGGGTTCCAGATCGAGCTGCGTTGATCAATTCCGTGTTCTGGTTAATAGCTTTCATGGCGGCCTCGCGCCAGTACTCCGCTTCCTTCTCAGCCTTGACCAGCGAGGACTTTGGCACCAACCTGCCCAGCAAGATGAGCATGACGATGATCGCCACCAATGCACCTGCTGATAGATCAGACCACGTAAAACCCCCGCCCAGCTCTTCAGCCAGGGCGACGGCCAACATCAGATTTCGCGACCGAGGGCGTCTTCGATGGCCTCTTCGGCCTCGTCTGCCTGGCGCTTGAGAATCTCAGTGTTTCCAGCCAGCCAGGTCAGGAAGCCCGTCACACTGGCAACAGCGGCGGTGATGGACGCCGCCTGCTCCGCTGGCAGGACGAGCGCCAGTGCTCCACCAAGGAACACTGCGGGGGTCACGGTTGCTACGATAGCCTTGGAGTACTGACCAACACGGTCACCCCAGGTGGCTTCCTCTTCAAGTACGGTGTCAGCCATTCCAAAACTCCTATGCTGCGGTGGACAAGTTGACTGCGTCTACAGCCAACGGCAGGCCAGTCTTCTCGTTGACGATGGACAGGTCTCGAACTGCGAACTGGCCAATCTTCTCGACCGCACCGCTCGGGTCCCATTCCAGAGAGCCATTCTCAAAGTACTGGATCACTCCGCCAGTGCCATTCGGGATTTCAAGAGAGGTGGCCCAACCCAGCGGCCCCTTCTCGTAACCCTCCTTGGCCCAGCGCTGCCCAATGACGCCCTTGACGTACTGGGCATCCTTGCCATCCTTCTTGTAAAGGACGGCACCCTGGAATGCCATGACGGCACCCTCAGGGAGCTTGGTGAAGTCTCGAACAGGGTACCCCAGCGGCCCCTTCTCGAAACCGAAGTTGGCGTAAGCCTCGAACAGTCCACCATGGGGAATGGCATGCGCCCCACAAGATGGGTGGAAGTAGATGTGGGCGTTCTCGTATTCCACCAGACGCCCCTGGAGCTTGTGGCCGACCTTCATCTCGCCCTCGGCACCGGGCTTGGCCAGACGCTTGCCGACCCAGGGGTTCTCCTTGGCCTCCAGCTCGATCATGTTGATGACCACGGCCTGGGCTGGCTTCTTCTCTTCCAGCAGAACCTGGCGGACCCACTTCATGTCGAGGTTGCCTGGATCCCATTTGCCCTGAATGGCACCATATTCCTTGTGGGCCACCACGTCGTTGAGCGGCTTGCCTCGGTGCCGGTTGATGACCCGAATGCCCTCAAGGTAGTTGTTCAGATGGTAGGTGTCCCACTTGGCCCTGCCATCGTGGGCGGCCTCGATGCCGATGGAGTGCCAGTTGCCGTTGTTTGTGGGGAGGCCGAAGCCACTTCCCATTCCAGCATGGTAGGCGACTCCGACTCCACAAAGGGTGAACTTACCCTTCTTGAGGAACAGCTGGGATGCCAGGCCCAGGCTCGGGTGGTTGGCGATGCCGTTGGCCGTCTCGTTGAAGCTGCCAGTGTGATGCATGAATGGCTTGTCGCCGATGAGGTCTCCATGGCCGCGCTGGTACGCTCCAGGAAACACTTCAATTGGTAGGCCAGCATTCCTGAAAGCCTTTTCAAGCCAGACGACATCACCCATTATTACCTCCCGAGTATACCCCTAGTATACCCGCTCAGTCAGAATGATCGTTGCGCCATCTTCTTCACGTCATTCCGATACCCTCCCATCCGCTCTTCGGCCCGCTTCTTTGCCCAATCCAGAAGCTCGTCATCGTGAACGCTGGAGTCGGCATCCTTGATCTCAACGAGGGCCGCCAGGCGCAGACTCTCCATGGTGGCCCCCAAGAGCTGTCGCTCCAGAATGGCGATGTAAACGTCCTTCTCGGCCTCAGTCTCCATTGGGTTGATCATTGTTACACTCCTCGGTATCGGAAGATCGGCGTGACGTCCACGCTGAACTCCTGGCTTGCGTCGTTGATGGTCAGGGCCACGGGTAGCGCCTCGGTACGAAGTAGCGTGGTACCATTGAGGATTCCATAGCGGTCGATCACCGCTCCGTTCGACAAGGTACTACCAGGCACGGTGATCGTTGCCGCTGAGCCAATGGACTTGCCCCAGGTGAACCCGTCTTCGTCCACCTTCGCCGCTGCCCCCCAAGTGGTGTCGGCGTAGACCGTACCCACCCGAGTGCCCCCGACATACAGGCCAATCCTGTTGCCGAGCGCCGTGATCGCGTTCGTCGCCGCGAGAAGGTGGGCGTCCTGATATGTTGCTGCCATTTCAATTGCCTTTCATCTATTGTATTGCCCGTAGCCAAACTTGACCTCGGCCACCAGCCTTGCCAACTGCTGCGACTGCGCCGCCGCGGCCTCCTGAACCGGGTACGCTCGCGGTGTCAGTCGTTGATTCTGGACCGCCCGTATAGGTGACGCCGCCGAGAGTGAGCGTGGATGGGGAGACAGCGTCACCTGTTCGGTTGATGCCAGTTCCGCCGACCGCAATCGCCCCATGTGATCGAAGAATATCACTTCCAGATCGTTGGACATAGCTCGGGCTACCGTTGCCGCCCGTGCCGCCGAACGCTCCACCACCATTCCCACCGGCACCGACTACAACCGTCAGGTTAATCACATTCCAGGGTATGTGAACTCCTCGAACGAATGTGCCCCAGGACCAAGTTGACGCCTTGCCACCATCACCTGCGAACGTGCCGCCGCCGTTGCCGCCAGAGCCTCCACCTAGGCATACTACCTCAATTGCCCTGCACCACACTGGAATCGGGTAGTTGAATGTTCCAACTGTGGTATACTGAGTTGCCAGTGGGGAGCGCGGTGTGAACACCCCGTCAGCCATGTCTCCTGCTCCGCCAGCGTCGCCGATGGAGGTTGCCAGATTGACCGAGGATAGTTCATCTGCCAAACCACCGTCTCGCCCAGGAATGATGGCCTTGCTGAGGGCGAAGTCTGAGCCTGCCCCGTTGTCTCTGCCCTTCAGGCCGAGACGGGCCAGGTCATCGGCCCAGCCAGAGTCCCGTACAAGAGCGTCCAGCGAGACACCGAGGCCGTCATTGCCCCCGGCATTTTCCCGAGGCTTGATGCGAACCTCGAAGTCCTGCATGGGATCGAGCCCCACGTACAGTTCATCATCAGCCTGGGCACTGGACAGGACGTTGGCCTTGTACTTCAGGTCTGCCTTGTCCTGGGCCAATGCTGATCCGACCCCGGCCAAGACCGGAACGTTACCCCAGAAGGAGCCCCAGGCAATAGTGGGCGGGCCATCTCCCGATGACCACAGTGCCCCACCACTTTCTACTGGGGGTCCTTCTGGAGACCAGCCGCTCATGGCCTGGGGAATCCTACCTCGGTCAGGAGCTTGGGGTTGCCAAGCTCATCTTGCATGTCATCGCTGTGGGCGCGTAGCGTGAACATGTCTGCGCCGGTTCCCGATGAGCTGAGGGTGAATGTCACCCCAGGTGCATCGGGATGGGTGATTGTGATGTCTGTCATATCTACCTCCTAGTTTGCTGGCTTGTCCCAGACCTTCTTGGTTCCGATGTAGATAGCCACGAGTGACTTGTTACCGATCTTGACGTCAACAGACGCTGGTATGTTTCCAATGCGAGGTATCTGTGCTGCCTGCCTGAACCTCCAGTAGAGTCCGCCACCTGTACCTGGCTCCCCTTCGCCAGGTGGTGTTGGAGGGTCGGTGGTAGTGTAACCCCTACTGCCACCACCACCGCCGTCGCCTCGAGAGCCCACATTTACCGTCCAGGGAGGGGCTACCGCTGGGTCACCCTCCACCAATGTACTCCTCGAAAGAATGTTGTTGGTCGGCTTGGTGGAGCCTGAGGCAGATGTTGCAGAAACGGATACGAGGTTAATCGTTGTCTCACCACTCGCGGCCGCGATAGAGCAGGCAATGGATGAACCCGGCCTTACCCTCACCGAGCCAGATACGAACTTGCCGTCGTCGCCATTGGCCCCTGGTCCATAGTTGGTACCATCAGATCCATCGGTGCCACCACCAAGCAGGAAGTAATCTATGACAGTAGCCCATGCGGGCACCGGCAAGGAGTACGCCCCCGATGTGGTCCTTGAGCCGCTCTCGATTGGCGCAGCCATCAGGTCGCCGGGAGGATGAAGTAGACGGCGTTATCCAGCTTGGTGGTCACGGCGTTGTACTGGATCAGAGTGCCCTGCCAGAAGACGTTGACCGGCCCACCTGGAGGGATGTACCAGTCCGACATGTAGAACGAAGCAAACCGAGGCGACTCGTAGTAGTAAAGAACATTACCAGTCCTCTGCATAAGCATACCGCAGCATCGGTTGGAAGCTCCAACGACCGCCGTAGCTTCCACGTCGTTGTACGAGTAAATCTGTTTACCGTTCTTATAGATGTAGTAGAAAGTACTGTTACACCTAACTTCGATCTGGTCGCCAACCTTAAACCCAGCAGCGTGGTTGACGCTCAGGAAGGTAGAGCTACCTGCAGGACTGAGTCGGTTAATTCGTAGGTCTCCATCCTCATTGGCGATGCATCTTACGTAGCTAGAGCGATCAGAGTTGGACCTAACAAGCGCTCCCGAGTATGCGCTCTGTCCGTGTATTCTCGAAATAATGAACGAACACTTCTGTGAATCCGTGTTCGTACTGCGAGTAGTCACAGCCCAGGCGGTGAATGTTCCACCCGAATCCGGCACGCCCGCGCCGTTCTGTCGATGCAGGATATTGCTTACGTTCTGCCAATCAGCAGGGTTGAGTGGAGTGCCGTTGGGGTCGGTAAAGTCTGTCGACCAAGACATACCGTCACCGCCGGTATCTTCCTGGTTGTTCATCGCGGCGAGAATTTGCTTTGCCTCAAGCGCAGCCTTCTCGGCCGCCTGGGTTGTGCGGTTCAGGTTGAAGATGGTATTGAAGGCTTCGAGGATGTTACCGACGCCCTCGCCAACGTCTTCGATGGTTGCATTGACCGCATTGTTGATATTGCCAGCCAACTTACCGATGGCATCATCGAGCCCAGTATCATTGTCATCGAGGTCCTGCAACCGCTGCCCAAGGCCACCAATGAAGCTCTGGGGAAGTGTGGATCCAGCCTTACGAAGAACCAGATCATCCCACCACACGGTTCCCGATGTGACAGAAGCCTCCACGGTCACACGAACGCGGACCGCGTCAACGCTGGCAGGAACAGTCCAGTCGGTCATCGGGAACGTATTCTCGCCGTTGGCCGCTGGACTGTTCAGAGTGCTGATCTGAACCGGGGTCTGGGCAAGACTGCCAATGTACGGCACCACCAAGATACTGAAGGCAGAACCTGTTGCCACGGCACCCTGCCACTTGACCCATCCGCCAAGTTGGAGTGTCTGCCCAGCGGAAACAGCGATGGCCTCTGACGACAGAACCTTTAGAGTTCCATTCGCATCGGTACGGGCCGATCCAAGGGAGGTCTTGCCCACATCAGGGTCGAAGATCCAGATGCCATCACCAGCTATGTCCTCGGCAGCGTTGAAGCCGCCGAAGCTCGATAGCAAGTTGGGGCCAGGTTCATTCGTGATCGAGCTGACGTTGATCTGCGGAAGTCGCCACGGGGCAATGATGCTGCTTGCCAGGCGCTTGATCGTTCGGATGACATTCTGGATAATGTTGAGGGCAATGTCTGGGCCGACATACTCGCCGTTGAACGCCTCTTTGAGACGCTCAAAATTCATAATGTCCAGGTTGCCAAAGGTGTCGTCCCAAACGTCCTGTGCCCAGCACAGCAAATCGAAGTCGGGAAGGTTCAAGAAGTCAAAGCGCAGGATGGACGAGATGTTCTCCAGCACCACACCGATGTCGCCCCAGTCGAGATTGAGGGTATCGCCACCTCCGCCGATGTTGAAGATGATCATCAGGTCTTGGATTGCATCTTCGAACTGCTGGAGGATGTCACGGTTGGCATCGTCGATGCCCTCCTGCATGATCCCCATCATTGACGACATGTACCGCACCGAGTTGTTCAGGTTGCGGATGTTCGTCTCAAGGTCCTTGTTGGGCTTCTCCGAACGAGTGGAGATGCCCCGAAGTGCCCGGACCTGCTTTGATTCGTAGTCGTTCCAGCCCATGGTCAGCTCTCGTACTCGACGGGGTCATAGTTGAACGCGCCCTCGTGCTTCAGCCGAAGCGTTGAGGTACCGCTACCATCCCAGGTGTATCCGATGATCCGGTGAGGGGCAGAAACCTTACCAACCCAGGGCATGATCCCCTCAACCTTGATCTCGTCTCCCAGGTCCCACTGGTCAAACGGAGCATTCGGGTGATTGGCATCGACGGTCAGCTCCTCCCAGTAATCCGGAACCTGGCGGCGAGTCAGCTTGCGCTTGGCCCAAGCCTTGGCACGTTCCTTCGAGTTGATCTGGGCATCCTCCTCCTTGATCACTCGACGGAGGCGGTCACTGTCATCGTTCTTGAAGTCTGAGCTATAAACCTTCCCAGGAAACCAGCCCTTGATGATGATCTCGCTAGACCACTCGATCTCAGCCTCTGGCTTTGGCTTGCCCGCCAGAGCGTTCTCTCCGAACCGGAAGACCATAGCTTCCTGGCGAACGCCGAAGTTCGGATACCCCAACAGAATGCTCTTGTCAATCTGAGTACGGTTGGAGTTCCACTGCGACTTCTCCAGGTAGTCGAAGGGAATGTCACGGGCCAAAGCGTTGAGTGTTTCCGAAATGTCCCGCATGTCAGCGGAGCGCAGGAAGAATGCGAAGAAGTCCAGAATGAACTCGGAGCCATCAAAGCTGAATCCTGGCAGCATGTAGGTTCCAGAGGACTCTGGCGTGATGGTGACGTTCAAATTACCAGTCGGGTAGCTCTGGATATGCTGCCAAGCCTTGTGGAATATCTCGAACGGGTCCACCGTAATGGGGTTCCAGTTCTGCAACCACGGAATGCCCTTGGGGTAATTGCTGAACCCTTCCGCCACGAGGTCGAGGTCACCAGTCTGGTCATCGACTTCAGACGGCTGCACGATGCCAGTGCCAAGAATCTTGCGAGTGCCATTGATGGTCTCTTCAACATGGATCAAGTGCCCGTACGGCTTGAACTTGATGAAGTCGTTGTTGAGGCCCTTCCATGGAACCTTCGCCTGGATTTGGCAGGGGCCGGATAGCATCTTGCTGAAGTTTGCCTCGGACACCTCAAGGTCACGCGTGAGTATCTCCCGCGTCGTGGCGTGCTCTACAATCAATCTCATTAGGTCTCCTTGGACTCAGTATGAGACGTACGCATCTCGCCAAGTGATGAGGCACTTGGTGGCGCTGCTCGATGATCCGCAAGAAAATCCCCAGTTGGTTGTGGCCTTCGGGGGAATCTTCATCTCATTCAAGTACGCCGAATCACCTATTAGCTTAGCAGACAGGTTCAGCGAATCAGAATTGATCACTCGACGCAGCCAAGGCTGGGCGCTGATCTCCATGAGCTTGCCAGCGCCCAAGTTGTGGTCAACCTTGACCATCCAGTTGCCGAACTCAATCGTCGGCTGATTCGCGGGGCCGGTAATTACGGCCCTGAACCAAGCGTCTGCCGTGCCCTCGAAGCGGGTGAGCGAGTACGGCGTCGTACCGGCAGTAGTCGGTCCGCCTTCAGAAGAGTGCTCTTCGTAGGAATATGCCAGGGGGTCGGCTGGCATGTACTCGGCAACGAACGGAATGAAGTCGGAGCCACGGCGAGCCGGGATCATATTGATCTTCCGAGGTCGACCATACAGAATCTTCTGTGGTCCACCTTTCTTGTAGTGCAATGGCTTCATTGCGTTCCAACTGCGACGAACATCATCGGCTCGCCACTCCTTGAAGAACATCTCCTGAAGGTCTTGGCCGGAGATTCCGCCAGGCAGGAGGTGACCCGGTCCACGGAATACATCGAACTGGTTGAGAACACCGCCCTCAAAGGCCACAGGCTTCGGCGAGTACGAATCGAAGCCAAATGAAACTTCGTCAACCTGATCCTTGGGCAGGTCATTGACGTTGGCATCAAAGCCTTGGGGCTCGAACTTGGTGACCTGGATCGGAGTTCCAGCCCCGAACACCAGATCGCCAAGCTTGTACTGGCCCTCCTGTAGGCGAGTCATTCCTGGTACGCTCCTGTTCCGTTGACCCTCATTGCGTAGCCCAACTCATTCACAATCTCGCTGGCGGGAGCGTTCGGGTTGGCGTAGATATTGTACTGGTTCGTGGTCATTCCCGTTTCGCGATCCCGGAACATGTTGAACGGGTCCAGGTTGAACGAACTCTTGTTGAGGGCATTGTCGCTGGACCAGAACTTGAGCGTCTGGTTGTTGGTGTCGAGGAGCGCCTTGACATCACCCTTGAGCGGTCCCTGCCCACCGCCGACCAGCCAGCTGAGCGCCGAGCCGACCCACCGGCCCACGATGGAGAATGCGTCCTGGATCAAGTCAACGACCGACTGAACCTGCCCGATGCCACTAGTCACTGCCGACACAGCGGCGAGAGCCTGGCCAACTCCGGGGGCTGCTGCCCCGGCCAGCGCGGCGAGGCTAGCCACAGCCGACGCCACGGAGACCACGGTGTCCACGATACCCGTGACCGTGGAGACGATCGACTGGACACCATCGATCATGTCGCTGATGTCCTTGGTGTTCTCGACACCTCGAACGACCATCTCGAACAGCTGACCGGCGTTCTGGAAGCCAGACGTCACGGCATTGTAGATGCCCAGCATGTTCTGGGCGATGCCGATAGTATCACCAATCGGGTCCTCAGACTTGCCCTCTTCTGGATCGTACTCCTTGATGCCACGGTCCGTCATCGTGTTGTCACGAATTTGTTCCAGCTGCTCGCGGATGTCAGGGTCTTCGGTGTTCTTGATCGTAGAATCCAGGTCCTGAAGGCCACCGATGATTTGCTCGTCAGTAGAGTCCGGATTCTGGAGAGTCTTGATCGTCTGATCAAGACTCTTATTCTGAGCCCGAAGAGCCTCTAGCTGCTGCGCTGCCGTGTCTTCAGTTGCGCTCCCGTAGGTACCGCTCGACTGCGGGGCCGCTCCCGACCGCACGAGACCCGCCCGAAGCTCCTCTTCAGACTCGCGACCAGGCAGCCCAGCGCCCCAGGGGGAACCGCCGGACTTCTGGAAGATGCGAGCGGCGATGATCGCCTGCTGCTCAGCCGTAGCCTGGCCAGCAGTCTCGGCGAACTCCTTGCCACCTGCACCCGACCAAGTGCCACGGGCAATCTGGAAGAGACCTTCGGCCTCGTTGCCGCCGCTATTGGCATCCTGGACACCCTGGATGATCTTCGGATTGCCGCCAGACTCGCGCTGGATCAGGTGATCCCAAGCGGGGTCGGTCGACGAATAAGTTCCGTCTGGATTACGACGGAGCGGGACGGTCATCGCCCCTTCCATCGACTTGGCCACTCCAGGCTCAGCCTTTCGAGCACCATCAGATGCGCCCTCGTTGATGGCGTTCGTGACATTCTGACCGATGGCCCCGGTCCATTCCGGTGCTTCGCTGACCGCCCAGTGAACATGGTTGGTATGGTCACCAGCACCAGCATAGTAGCTGTCTGGAACGTTCTTGCCGTCGCCAATTTGCTTGCCCGAGAAACGCGGGTCGTCGTAGATCAGCTCCTTGGTCCACGGCTTGAAGTTGTCATTGATGAAGTTGGCGAATGCCAGCATCTCATCGGTATTGCCAGAGCCATTCGAGAAGTCAGCAGCGGTTCCAGTGCTATGGTAGCTACCCGGCTCATCCCGCATGCCCGAAGTCATCTGGAGGTTGAACCGGCTGGCAATGTCGGTCATCGCCGCGATGTAATCGGTCCGGTTCGGGTTGGGCCGTAGGCCACCCTTGGTTCCTGCCCCTGCTGCACCAGATGCCGCGGCGCCAGGATTGGATGCAGCCTGATCCTTGATTCGCTTCAGCTCGTCTCGCTGCTCCTTGAGGTCAACCTGAGCCTCGGCAAGCCGGTCCTTGGCCCGCTTGGTATCTTCGGCGTCCTTGGCCTCCTTGAGTTCCTTCTCAGCGTCACGGACCTTCTGCTCGGCATCCTTGACCTTGGACTCCTGCTCAGGAAGGTCTTCGCCAGCCTTCTTGGAGGCTCGGTAGGCGTCGTCCTTGGCCTGCTGAGCCTCTTCCTCGGCCCGCTCACGTCGGGCCTTCTCCAGATCAGCCTTTGAGATTTCCGGATCACGGTAGTACTTCTTGGCACCGGGAATGTCCCGGTTGGCGTCGAAGTTGGTGTCGACACCGCTCCAAGCGACGTTAATCTCGTCAATGGCCGCAGATACGGCCCGAGCTAGATCAAGCGAAACGGACTGGACACTTCCGGTTCCCGCTGCGATACCGTCAGCGAACCCCTTGGCCAGAGCCTTTCCTCGGTACGGGGTCCATCCTCGACCAGAGAATGGGCCTTCCTTAGCTGGTGAACTCGGCAGGGGCTTGGCCGCCGCCTTGGCAAGCGCGTTGGCCGCCTCGTTGACAGCCTCGACCTTGCTCAGGATACCATTGGCGAACCCCTGTCCGAGCGTTGCGCCACGGGTAAAGCCAGAGTTTGCTAGGGTGATCAACTGAGCGTTGATGCCTGCCACGAGCCCCTTGAACTCTTCAGCTGCGGTCTTCATGGACCTGAAGGATTCAGATACCTTGGTCGCCGCCTTCTCGGCAGAGTTGCCGATGGCATCCAGGAGTTCAATGGTACGAAGCATCGCTTCGTTCATCGCGTCCAGGCCCTCAATCGTGACCGTGGCCGTGACGTCCTTGATCGCATCCAGAGCGGTGCGCAACCGCTCAGCTGGTCCAGCAGCCTCGTTCGTGCCATAGACCTTGACATTGACGACCTTCTCACGAACCGCATCCAATGCGGTACGGAGTCGCTCAGCGCCAACTGCGGCCTCGTTGGTTCCGAAGACCTTGACGGTGACAACAACGTCCTTGAGGCCATCCATGGCCTTCTTGAGGTTGTTTACCCCAGATTCGGCCTCCTTGGCACTTTGCTCTACTGGGGTGAACTCTCCGCCAGGCGAGATTCGTCCTGCCGGGGCCTCTGGAGCCTTGTTGCCGCCGCCTGCTCCAGCATTCGCCGGTACGCGCTCCTGCTTGGCAACCCCCGGCTTGACTGGCACCTCAACAGGAGGCTGGCCTGACAGCTCCTTCTTGAGGTTCTGCTGGAATCCAGGCTTGAGCTTCGGATCAATCTCGACGTTCTGGCTGAGCCAGGCGGTGAGCGCAGCGGCAACCTGCTCAGCGTTCTGGCCCGGCTTGAGCGAGACCTCCGCAGTCTTGGTTTCTGCGTTGAAGTTGCCGACCGCGACTCCGAGCGCCTTCAGCTGATCAACAGCCGCCTGGCTCTCGATGCTGATGACCTTGGGCTTGTTAGTGAGCTGATCAATCTGCAAGAGCAGACCAGCAATGTCCCGCTCAATCGAATCGGCACCAACCAGCGCCATGATGGTGCTGACCTCGGCAGGAACAATACCGTAGTTCTTGATAACCTCAAGAATCTCGTCGCCCTGGAATCCGTAGGCTTCTCCAACCTTGCGAATCTGGGGCAGGAGGTCCTTGTACATCTGACCAGCATCGTTGCCCGCTGCCGCGTTCGCCAGGAACTTGTCAGAGATTCCCTGGAGAACCTTGTTGAGCTCTTGGGCATTCGAGTTGCGCGGGTCCAGCTTGCCGTTGACATCGGTCATCGCCTTGCCAAGCTTGGCATTCTGGTCAACGACGTACTGGCTCGTATCGCCGAGCTTCTTCAGCTCTTCCTGGTACTCGAACATCTGCTGTTCGGCAGACGTCTGGATCAGACCAAGCCCCTGCAAGACCTGCTTGAGACCTTCGAGCTTGTCGGTGGTGGACGCGCCTTCCTCGCCCATCTTCCGCAGGCCATTGGAAATGTTGAGCGCACCTGGCCCCATGGCCTTCGCGGCGTCGGTGACCGCCGTGACCTTGGCCCGAGCATTGTCTAGCAGCTGGACAACATCGGCACCATCCTTGCCCATGTTGACGAACGCCTGGCGGAAGGCCAGGAAGTCAGATTCGGAGCCAGAGGCAACCTTGCCAATGTCAGCCATGGACATGCCATAGGAGTCGAGCTTCTGCTTGCCCCTCTCAGCAGCCCGAGCCACATCGTCAATTCGGTTGGCTTCCTTCTCGTGGTCATCGCGACCAGCCATACCAAAGGTAACGATCTGGCTGATGTTGTCAACCTGTCGGGCAAACTCCTTGATTCCAGTGGCGTCGGAGTTCGCCTTCTGGGTGAGCTGCTCGTACATGCCTTCAATGGACACGGCGAGTGCATCCATTGCCTTGGTGTCGATGGCACCGTTGGCTTCGTAGACCGCATCACGGAAGTCATGCAGACCTTCCGTGGTCTTCTTGATGCTGGCCTCAACCTCAGCGTTCTTCTGGCGACTCTTCTCAGAGAAGTATGCCCAGCTGGCAAAGGCGACCAAGGCTACGCCGAGAGCGGCACCAATTGCACCGAGGGCAATCTGGGCACCAACTGCGGAAATCTTCAGGCGGTCCAATGCACGAGCCATGAAGGCGGTGCCAGTGGTTCCTGCCTTGACTGCTGCAATGTAGCCAACAATGGAACTCGTGAGACCCTTGAACAGCATGATCGGAGCAACCAGAACGGCCACGAGCTTGGAGAACATGCCAAAGACCAACTGGGTGGCCTTGAACAGAGTCACCATACTGGCAGCGATACCAATGATCGAATCAACACCAGGGATATTCGCGACCAACTTGATGAAGCTACCGATGATCTCCACGGCCTTGCGGACGCCATTGACAAAGCCCACAGAGAATGCCTGGGTGATGTCAGCAAGCTCTGGCCCAATGCTCTGGCCGAGGTCACGGAAGCCATCGATGATGATCTTCAGAGCCTGCTGCATGTGTCCAGCAAGCGTCGTGAAGGCAGCGGTCATAGTCTTGATTCCGCCATCGGCGTACATCTCTTGGAGACTCTGGCGAGCCTCAGCAATGCTACGGGACCAACGATCAAGAGCATTGGTTCCGGACCGACCGATGGCATGGAAGAAATCCCCCACGATGCCAAAGGCGTCCTTGGCGATAGAGCCGAGCTGACCCCAACCCCGAATGCTTCGCTGGACAATAGCGTCCAGTCGACTCATTCCGGTCTCGGCATCCTTCACGGTCATGGACTTTGCCCATACCGCGAACACCGAAGTCATGTTGGATGCCGACCGACTCATTCGAGCCAGGATGGACAGACCCTCGGTGCCAAACTCTCGCATGCCATCAAGCAGCGGACCGAATGCTCGGCCAAGGTTGGTCGTCAGGTTCGCAGTGTCGGTGAAGGCAGCGTTGAGCTTGTGGATCGTTTCCGGCTCACGAAGGTGGCTGGTGATCTGCTGGATGAAATCATTGAGACCACCCGATACCTGCTTCAGGCCGACCTTCAGAGAAGGCAGAACATCCTTGGTGATTCCTCGGATTTCCTGATCAAAGTCCTTGAAGATGGTGTCAGTGGTGATCTCCTTGAGCTCTTTCCACTCACCCTTGACGTCCTTGACCGCAAAGGCCACCTTCTTCATCTCAGGCGACATGCCCTCGATTGCCTTGGTGAACTCTTCGCCTTCCTTGGTCCCGGCACCAATCGCTTTGGCAAGTCCCATGAAGCCGATGATCAGCGGACCAAGGGCAAGTGCAGCGGCAGAGATGGCACCGGGCAGAATGCCAACAATGCCAGAGAGCTGCTTGAGGGCATTGCCCAGCCCCATGATCAGTCCGCCAGCTGCGCCGACTGCTACCGCAGCCAGGACAATGGCCTGGAGGCCAAAGACGATCTTGTTCATGAGCGGCTTGAAGCCGGTGAGCGCCCGTCGGAGCATCGCCGCGCCGCTCACAGCGGTGAGCATGCCGCTGGCCATCTTCGTGACACCTGCGCCCATGCCGCCGAGTGTCCGGCCAAAGCGGGCGGTGCTCACTCCAGCGTCAGTGAGACGCTTTCGGAATGCCTGGACATGAGAGTTCGTCTCAATGAAGTTTCGGGCCAACCCCTTCAAGGGGACCGTTAGGTTTTGGAGAATATTGAGTCCGCCGACTCGGGTCATGGCCCCTGCGACTGATCCACCAAACAAGGTGAAGGCGGTGGCCACTCGGCGAATACCACGGGCGCTGGCCTGGAAGCCGCTCGTGCTACGAACGAAATTGGTTGCGGCCTTGGCGTTGTTAGTGAGAATCCCTGCCCACTGGGCCATCATGAGCCGCGTACGTCGAGAAGTGTTTGAGATTAGCAGATTGGCAGCGGCAGCCTGTGCCGCTCCTGCGGCGTACTTCAGAGCGGCGATCCGAGCGGCGACGAACCCCTTGGTGACGTTGGCAAGAGAAGCTGCGGCGGCAGTGGTAGATGCCACCATCGCCTTGGCTGCATCCGTGGCCTTGGCAAAACCTGCGCTGGCCAAAGAGCCCAAAGCCGCACCGACAGTCTTGACCTTCGTGGCAATGTTGTCCAGGGCATTGGCAACGGTAACCACTGCCATTGATGCGCTGTAAATGGCCTTCATGGCAGGCGGCATCTCAGCCAGAGCCTTGCGGAGTCCGCCGACCGTCAGGGTCATCCGTCCCAAGCTCTTGACGAACCGGGCACCGATGTTGACGTATTCGTTCTGGATCTCCGTGCCCAGTACCCGAATGTTCCGGTACGTGTTGGACATGGTTTCCGCATGGGCGTATGCGGCCTTTTGGCTATCACGGAATGCAGCTGAGCTGTCTCGCAGGTTACGGCTGACGATGCCAACTGAATTGCCAAACTTGGCAAGTGCAGCCGATGCCTGGGCCGACCGCATGGCGGTCCACTTCAGACCGATGTTGACGTTCTGGACAGCGCTGAGGTACGGGTCCAGACGGTAGCTGACTCGCTTGAGCGTAGCACCAAGGCGGACCATGTTCTCGCCCATGTCCTTGGCGGCGAACGAAACGTTCTTGATTCCCACGTAGCTGGCGCCGAACTCCGCCAGGCTCTGTACAGCTCCAGTGGCAAGATTGCCAGTACTCCGAAGAGACCTGCCCAGAGTTACGTTCGCCGCCGTCATGGTCCGGGCGGATACGGCATTGCGCCGTTGGGCAGCGGTCAGCCGGTTCGTTGATGCAGCGGCATGGTCAGCGGCACGGCTGGAAGCGTGAAGATGGGCAGCTTGCCGACGCATCGTGTCATTGAGCTCCTTGATCTGTCGATCAAGTGCCCGAATGTCATCACGGAGTTCCCGTAGGGCGCGCTCGGTGGCCTTGTTGGCGCGCTCGTCATGGTCAATGACGATCTCGCCATGCGCCCTACCAAGATCATAATCAGCCAAGGAATCCCGCCCCCAGTTCAATCTCGTTGCGATTATCCGACATGGCTATCTTTTGTCCACCGGACTTCCCGCTTGCGGGACCTTGAAACTGGATGGCTGGGTCCTTGAACCTCTTGGCTCGTCGTTCAGCCGGTATCTTAAGCATCTTGTCCAAGACTTGTTGCCGGGCCATGTTCACAGCTGCTTGAGATGTTTTCTTTTTGTTCTTCCGTGCCTGTTGCTCAGCTTGCTGAAGTGCCGCTTCAACCTTGGTGCCAAATAGCCAGACGCCCCGGTCAAAGTAGAATCGCTTGATGGAGTCGGTGAAGCCGACTAGATCAGAGGGGCGCACCCTCAACGATTGGCTTCGATTCCACAGCTCCCACACCATCTCCCGATTCTTCGCGAAAGTCGCCCATATCACCGAGACCCTTGAAGACCACGCTGAAGATGGCCATCTTGTCGGTGAACTTGATCTCGTCGATGTAGATTCGGTCGGCCTTCCGCTCCTTCTTCTGGTCAGGAACGGCGTAGACCTTCGGCTGGACCACACGGTCTACCACGACGATGTTGAGCGTACGACTCAGCTTGTCAAAGGCACCGCTGTCGGTGACCGACTTGAGGAACTCGATACCATCTCGTTCCTCGTTGTCGTCGCCAAATGCAGACGAGAAGGTGTCGAGATCGTTGATCAGGCCGAGACGGATAATATCTTCCATCTCCAGAGTTCGCGCCTGGCACAGCTGTCCCGAGGGGAGGGGGATATCAATCAGGTCGTCAGACTGTCCCCAGGCTGTGACTTCGTACTTGGCGGCGTTGGACATTGGGATCTCCTTGGATTCCTAAACCGTTGTCTGTTGATCAGGATCAGCTGGCCGGGGTGGTCACGCTGATCGGAGCGGACGGCGACGAAGTGGTTCCGTTCTTCTTGGTGGAGATGCGGAACAGGTAGGTCGTCGCTGCGGTGAGCGTGGATGCGGTGAGCGTGGTGGTCGAACCCGTCGCGGGATCGGTACCGGCGCTCGACCAGGTGGAGCCACCATCGGACGACTTCTCGACCTTGTAGCCGCTGGCACCGGGAACCTCGGACCAATTGAGCACGACGCTGGTGGCGGTAACCGCACCGTTGGTCAGACCGCTGGGCGGTCCGAACGGGTTGGCAGCCGGGGTGGACGAGATCGCCTGGAGGGTTTCGTTCTGGACGAAATCGTACAGGAGATCGAAGTCGCTGTCCAGAAGCGGCAGACCCAGACCGGACACCGAGGTCACGAAGAACTCGCCATCGGCGAACTCACCCTCGATGGTGTCGTTGCAACGGCAACGGTAGACGATGGCGTGGAGGTCGCCGCCCGAATCGGAGATGGCCTGGCCCTCGATGCGGAAGTACGGACGGTTGGCCGTCGCGAGCTTGCGCAGGGTGACCTTGCGGTTCGGAGTGGTGCCCGACTCGGTGACGGTTCCGCCAGTGAAGACGGCCCACGCCTTCAGCGAGATGCCACCCGACTCCAGCGACCATTCGACCTGTGCGCCCTGGCCACGAGTGGTGATGACCTTGTCATCGCCTCGCAGCTCCTGGAACTCCTCAGTCTCCGAGAAGCTGAAGGTCTGCATGTAGGGCAGGTCGATGGAGGTGTTGCCGAGGACGGTTCCACTCGAATCCGAGTAGGGGGTGAGCTTGCAATCACGGATGCCATACGGCAGAGCGACCGGCATGGGACTGGTCATTGGGTTCCCTTTCCTGGGGTCTTGAATCGTTTCGTCTCCAGGAGAGCACCACTCTCTGGATCAAACCGATGCAACACCGTTACACCGGGGCCTTTACCACAGTATCGAGAATTGCATGCGACTTCGATTTGCCCATTGGGCAAGGCCACCCCATGCAATTTATTCTCGCACCTCAGATCAGGCACCTGAGATCGTCACGTCTTCCTCGACCAGCTCGAAGCCAGGATCAAGGCGCTTGCCTTCCTGGTCCACTGCCTCCAGCAGGTAGTGGAGCTGATCGTCGGTGAACGACGCCGCCGGAATCTTGAAGCCATTGAAGAACCCCCACTCAGCGGTCAGGTCCTGATTCTTGACTCCAGTCGGCCACGTTCCGGACTCAATGGTCCGGTGGGTAGCCTTTCCAACGTACTTGACGAACTCGACCTTGCGAGTGGCGACCTCGCCCTGCTCACCATCATCGAGTTCACCCTTGTTGGCCTTGATGACCTTCTCAACGTCGAGATTGTCGGCGTTGTGAAGAGTCTCGTCAAAGCCCTCGGTGTTCTCGATGGAGGCAGCGGACTCGTCGGTCTCCACTGGGTTCTGGCTGCTCTTCGCTCGGGGCACTTTCTGATCCTCTCGTTCACGGACTATCTTACCCTACGCGATGAGAAAGAATCTCGAATCCAACACCTTTGGTAAAGGTATTGAACCCAGGATCGCGCAAGTCTGCACCAAGCCCCATGAACCGGGTATTGGTGATTCGATACTTCTGGAATGTGAAGTTCTCAGCCTCAGCCATGATGGCGATGATGATATCCAGAACGTCTCGAATGGCCCTGTAATCTGGCCCGAGTTCAACCGGACGATGCACGTTGAATTGGATCACTTCTGGGCCACGGCGCATCACGTTACTGCGGACTGCCTGCTCCCCGTACTTGACAGTGATGAACATCTTGTCACGAGGACTCGTGATCGGGCCTTCATTGTGGATGGTGAAATTAGGGAAGATGGACTCATCGTCAAATCCCTCGTCCGCCAGGTCGCCATCGTTGACCAGAAGGTCATACAGTGCCTCGATCATCACAGCCTCTCGAACAGATTTCGGAAGTCATCCATGATTTCCTTGCCGGTGTGCAGCACCGACGGCATGATCACTTCGTACTCTCCGTCATTCTTGACCTCAAGCCATATACCGTAGTCTACCGCATGGGCAAAGACCACGGTGCTCTGATCTGATTCGTGGTGTGTCATGGTCGTAAGACCAGACCTGGCGACACCTGTTCGGTCAGTCCAAGGGGCATTGTTCTTCATGTAGGCTTCGCCTCGGGTTGCCCCGGCGTCAATGATCAGCTCAACCGCATTCTCCAACTTGCGGTCAAGATTTCTGGCCCCACGACGAATCTCTCCGTCGTTGTACTTGAACTTAGCCCCCAATTGGCTTCGCTCCAAACGCCTTGACTTTGGCCTTGCGCTGGTATCCACTGCCAGGAAGGAACTCTTGGATCACATACTTGACGCCGTCATGCATCCAGTAGTCACCAATCTCCATCTCAGCATCATGCGCCCCCAGCAAGATCATGTCGTACTGTGAGTCCACACCATCATCTGACGTGACCGAACCGCTGCCACCCTGCCAGATCAGCTTGAATATCTGCGGCTCACGGTCAATATCACCAAGCTTCTTGTATCCTCCGCCAGGCAAGCGGGACATGGTGGTGGTCTTGAGCGCGATGGGAGTCGGGTCAGTGTTGATGAAGTCAACGGTCTGCTGCCGTAGCAGATCCAAGTTGAGATCAGTCATACTCGGACTGCCTTGTGGACTCGGGAACGGGGTCGGCCTACGGTGGCCCGATCCTCTTCCTTGTCGGCGATCTCTTTCCAGTACCTAGCCAGCTCAAGAGCGTTTTTGTAGACGCCGGACATGTTGCGGCTGGAACCAGACTCGGAAACATCCACGAGCGCATAGAGCTTGGTTGCCTTCTGCTGCCAAGCCGAAGCTAGCATTCCAGCCAGAGTCTTGCCATCTGCGATCTGCTCTTCAATGTACTGGTCGGTCCAGCTCGGCATATCGCCGGGGAGCGCCGCCTTAACGTCGTCTATCAGCGCCATTCAGAGCCACCTCATCCTGCCGGGTGCGTATTTTGAAGGGTAGGGGAGGGGAGAGTTCCCCTCATCCGGATTCAAGTACGACGAAGGGGAGACCAGCATTGCCAGCCTCCCCTCCATCGCCCTTGCGGAGGTCAGTCGTTGATCACCGGGACGGTGGTCGACGCTTCCTTCTGCTCCTGGTAGAACTCCAGCAGGCGATCCTGAAGCTCTTCCTTGGTGCCACTGGCATCCAGGTCGTGCTTCTTCGCCGCTTGGCGAAGCTCATTGTAGGAGAGCGGTTCGACCTTGGCGATCACATCGTCATCGAAGTCCAGCTCCGACTCGGCGATGGCCTCTTCGATCTGGGCTTCCTCCTGGGCGTCGAACTCGTCGTCAGCATCCTTCTGGGATGCCACCTCCGACTTCTCTTCGTCCGAGAGGTCACCGAACCGAGCCTGGTTCAGGCTGATCCGGTACTCGCCATCCGGCCGAGTCTGGAGGTACTCAATGTCCTCCTCGGTGAATGGCTTGTTGTCATCGATGAATCGACTCATGTCAGACTCCCACGGTCAGGCCGGTGCCACGCTTGTACTGGTTGGGAATGTCATACGTGCCGCTGGCCTTGATCTGCATGACCGCAGCGCCAGCACGCTGACGAACGCCGGTACCGAACGACCGACCGTAGTACGAGTCCACGAGCGGGTACCGAGCCTGGTTGCCCGGCATGAGGCGAAGGCCACGGTAGGCTTCGGCCTCGTGCTCACGGATGCCCACGACGTTCTGGAGGTTGCCTGCTCCGCCAGTTCCGAACATGAAGAGGTAGTTGGCCGGGATCATCGGCTCTTCGATGATCAGGATGTCACCGTACGATCCGTCCACCGGCAGACCGTTCCATGCCGCAGGCGGCTGGGAGCCCAGCAGGCCCTCGGCGTTGGGCAGGAACATGGCCGGTCGAGTGGGCGATGGGATGTAGTCGTACGTTGCCACTGCACCGTTGGCGTTGGTCACGCCGCGACGCCAGGTGCGGATCGCTGCCAGCTGCTGCTTGTTGACGAAGAGGATGAACGTGGTGCCATTCTCGATGCCATAGCCATGTTCGGCGATGTGGTCGTACATGTCCTCGACGTCCTTGGAGTCGATCGCCGCAGCTCCCGAGACCAAGTAGTGCGAGTGGTTGCCGTCGAAGGTGACGCCCTTGTAGCTCGGCGGCACGGTGCCATCACCGTTGTACAACGGGTAGACCGTGTACGGGCGGTCACGAATGTCCGCCTCACGGTTCCGGTTGTCGAAGATGGCTTCCATGACCTTGCGGAAGACCAGGCGACCATCGGCCTCCAGGTTCTTCTGGTGGACGGCCTCGACCTGACGGGCGTCCGCATCACGCAGGAACTTCCACGTGTATGCGATACGACCATCGTAGTCATCGAAGTCGTAGCCGAGGTGGAAGTAGTCGACCTCAACCTTGCGCGACCGAGGGATACCGAACTCGGTAGCCAGCTCGAACTCGGTGGCGCCGACCTGCGGGACGGTCTCGATGGGGTTGGTGACCGGGAAGGTCAGCAGCTCCACGAGTCGACCCAGGTGCTCGTTGATGATGTTCACCGAGTCCTGGAAGTCCTGCCACAGGGCGTTGAGGTCAACGCCGTCGATGGTGGTCCGGACGATGTCAGCTTCGGTCAGGTAACCGTTGCGACGCTCAGCTCCATAGATGGGAGCCAGGAGCAACATATTCATTGCGCTCATTGTTCTGGTTCCTCTCAGACCGTGGGGGTCTTGTAGTTGGAGCCGGTGCGAACGATCAGACGGTCAGCCTCGGCGGTGAAGCCGATGAACGTCTTGCCCGCGCCATCCGTTGCGCTGAGCTCTCCGGTGGAGGCATCAGCGAAGTACTTGGTGCCAGCGACTCCCGCGAAGCCGGTGATCTCACCGGACGTCATGGTGTCGACTGCGGCGCCAGCCTTCTTCTTCTTGCCGAGGATCATCACGCCAACGATACCGGTCTGACCGGCACCGATGACGAGGAGACCGTTGGCGTTCAGGCCAACACCCAGGGGGACACCGAACTTGGTGTCATCCGTGAAGTCAGCGTTGAGGATCGCACGAAAGCCGTTGGAGTACGGCTCGTACTTGTCGTAGTCTGCGCTCACAGTCTACTACCTTTCTTGGACTAGCGGCGATTCAGAACCGGGTACTTGGCGCCCAGTTCATCTCTTCGTGACTTATCCATACCATGGATTTGGGCCCCGGCACCGCCAGGTTGTCTCCCAGAAGCTCCCCTGCGGCTCTGCTGGCCATCATCTTCCTTCTTCTTGACCTTGCCCTTCTCCTTCACGAGATGGGGCTTGGCTGAGGCGATGCGGTTCAGCTCGTCCGCGATACCGTCGATACTACCTGATTCGAGGTCGAAGTCGATTGCATCCATGTCGAGGTTGGCGATCACGTCGGAGGTGTCGAACCAAACCCGGCGAGCGGCCCCGTCCGCCACGGACTCCTTGAGAATGGCATTCTCGATGGCCTGCCGGTAGGCGAACTTCTCCAGCTGGCCGATCTTCTCGACGTGGGGCTGCTCGATCTCGGCCCGAATCTCATCGGTGATCTCAGGTCCACCCTCGCCGCCCTTGGCTGCCTTCTCCAGGTCCTTGATCCGCTTGTTGAGATCATTGATCTGGGCGGCGTGTTCCTTCTTCATCTCCCGCTTGGCGATGCGGGCCTTGGCAGCCTCGTCGCTCAGCTCGGCGATGCGGCGCTCATTGGGGTCGCTGATGGCCGAGAAGTCGGTCTTGTCGTCGCCGCCTTCATCGTCGCCACCATCATCGTCGCCGCCGTCATCATCGCCGCCGCCCTGGCCGTCGCCACCGTCGCCACCCTCTTCGCCCTCGGCACCGTAGATGCTGAGCGACCAGAATGGAATGGCTGTGGCTTCCGAGAGCGCCTTCAGTGGCTTCAAGCCGTACATGTGAACCTCCGGTTCGTTGATCCCTTTACGCAGGTGATAATACCCTACTGTCACGTTCGAGCCTGTTATCGGCCAGCCATTGGTCGTATATCCCCGATTCGTACTGCTGGAGGATCACCTCGATTGGCGGTACTTCTGGAGTGATATAACAGAGGCACTGTGGGTGTGGCTTCTTTGGAGTTGATCCCACAGGGAATACTCCCTGTCGGTAGTACCGTTCGCATGGATCACCAGGTCGTGGTGTGTGACTGCCACTGAGGTGCCATCGGATTTGACTAACCCAAGGTCGGCTCTTGTTGGTTTCGATTGCCTGGGCATGAAACGCATTATTGATTTCAGTACGGCCAAGGCGCTTAGCAGCGTAAGAAGCTCCACCAGGAGTAGAAGGGTGGATAAAGGCTTTCGCCTTGCGTGCGAGCTCAGCAGCACTGTCGCCTTTAGCCAAGCTGGAGTTGATGACACGGTCAATCTGCCCACGAGCCAACGCTTCACTTCGGTAGACCCTCCGGCTCAGAGTGACCGTGTCACCGGTGACTCGCTTGACCATGGCCTCCACATTGCGTGATGCGGTAAGCTCAAGACTGGACTTGAAGACCTTACGCTTCGCCGGGTCCGGTATGAGGGCTTTGAGTACCTCATCATCCCAGACATTGGCGGCCTTGACGGATTCGGTCGCGGCTTTCGCTCGGTACGTTCCAATGAGTGTTCCCGAGGAAAGAAATAGAGCATGGAGGACTTTTGTGATAACTCCTGAAGCTCCTGTGAGCTGAGCGCGGCGGACAGTGGCTCCCACACCGGCTTTGGCGAAGAGCTCAGTAACTTCCCGCTCAACATCTTCGGCAGCTTGAACAAGTGCTTCATTGAGTTCCTTGTTGAACTCACGATCAATCCTCAGGTACCGATTGATCCATACCTTCTTCGGGTCTTTTGACGACGACCCCGATTCCGATAGAATGAATGAGCTGGAAGCCAATATCTGATCCTTCCCCGGTTCGCTCGAACTCCCGAACGGTATCGCCGGTTACCACCCAGTACCGAGCGTATGATCCATCAATGAATCGAGGCCAGCCATGAAGGTCGGTTTCGCTGGGCTCGGTTGATCCGCCAGGGTGGCTGTGGTAGGTACCCAGAATCTCCCGGCCAGATGCTGCGGCCATCTCCACAGCCCCGAGGATGGCATTCATACTCATCTCAAAGCTGATGGTTGGCAATTGGGCGACATTCCGGACGGAGATCAACGTCCAGTCATCCAAGATGAATCCACAAATCTCATTGTGGGTGCCCCTGGCCATCGCAGATAGCGTCCTGGCCAGATCAGCAGGCATGTACTCCATGGTATCCTCCTACTAGGTTCTCACCTAGTATACCTGCTGGATCACTTGGTGTAGCTTCGACCCCGACGCTTTTGGCTGGCAGCCTTTGCCTTCTTCTTTCGGCGCTGGCCCCGAACGGCAGGCTTGCCCTTGGCAGTGGTGGTCACGGTGTGGGCACCCTTGCCAGGCTTGCGCTTGCTCTTGGCATTCTTCGCCGAGGCAGGCGCTCCTGGTACCGCAGCCTTACCGCTGCTGTTGCCACCACTGTAACGCCAACGTCGTGCCGTTCCGGCACCGCCGCCTTCCTGGGTGAGCTTGATACCAGCAACTTTCAGCTGCGTCTGACGGCCAGTGATGTTGTCAGCGATGCCAACTGCCAGGTCTCCCCGAGATCCATTGCCAAAGGCTCGGCGAGTACCAATCGAGACGCCCTCCTGCCCGCGCTTGATGGCCTTGTCGAAGAGGTCATCACCCGTCCGCTCAATGCCGATGGAGTGAACGGTGTTCAACTTGAAGTTGCGCCCCAGATCAACCGACGGCTTGACGCCAATGCGAAAGTTCTTTCGACTGATGTCAAAGAACGGCGACAGACCAGAGACGGTCCGGATGATTCCGATGGCCGCTACGGTGCCACCGGCAATTCCCAGACCGGCGGTGATCTTCTTCCCATTTGTCGCCCGAGCCGCTGCCGACTTCATCGCGGCCTTGCCGTGAGGAGTCGTGGCATTCGGGTTCTTGATCTTGCGGGCAGCGGCCACCTTGCCCCGACGACGGGACTTGGCGATAGCGTCCAGGTACCGTTCCCGGTTCGTCTTCTGCCCAGACAGCGCGAACTCACCGAGACGGTTCCGATGCTGGAATCGGAAGCCACCAAGGGCATTGCCCCAAGCGCGCCCTCCGCCAATCTTCGGGACGCTGATACGCCGGATGGCCATTATCGCCTCTTCTTTCTGCCTCTCTTGGCTTTCTTGCCAAGGTGACGACGATCACCAGTGTACATACCAGTGGCCTTCTTGTGGAGCGTCTGGCATACTCCTGCTGCCTGATGCGGGGTCATCCCATGCTTGAGAGCTTGCCTACGACATCTACGATAGTCGCCTGGCGTCCCCCACCTGATTCGCTTCGCGACCTTGCCAGTGAGATAGCTCTTTTGAAGTTGTGGCGGCATTCGGCTAACGGCCATTGCCATCACTCCTTATGGTAGCATCGGCTTGGGCTTGAGCTTCCGTTTGCGGGGCGTGTTCTTCAAGGTGAAGTTGGCGGCATACAGGTTGGCACCATTACGAAGTGCATAACCAGCCGCCGAATTGCCAGCCAGGCTCTTGATTGATCCGGTTCCAGGCACCGTCTTGATCTGCCCAGTCTGGACGCCGTGCCACAAGGCACGACCATTGTTCAGGGCGCGCTGGGAGTGCCGAGCGCGATCCTTACGAAGTGCCCCAGCCAACTGCCCCTTCGTCATGCGCGGCGTCCGACGAACAGACTTGCTGGTCGTGGTACCCAGCTGGATACCCTGCGATGCAGCGTAGTCTTCCATCGCCGCATTCAGCGCATTGGTGTCGGTGATCTTCAGCCGACCCGTTGACCGAGGCATGACGCCAGTGAATATGTCCTGAGACCCGTTCGTCTGAGCCCCCGGCTTCAGAGTGCCGTGCTGCTTGTTCTTGTTGTTGGGGTCGCGCCATTCGCCCTTGTTGCCCCGGTACTTGAACGTTCCCATGCGCTCGTTCGACGCTGCACGCTGCCCCTGGATATGTCGAGCCTGCTCAACGATGCTCTTGGGCGGGATCGGCTTCTTGGGCAAGTCCTTCCGCCCCATCGACGTCTTCCCGACCGTGGGCACCGCCTTGGGCGTCGGAACGATCTTCTTGGGGCGACGCTTGACGCTACGGAAGGTCTTCATCTGGACGCCGTTGGTGGCCGATGCCTTCGACTGCCGACTCTTGTGGACAGCGTATGCTCCGGCACCGACAACGATGGTTGCACCGACCGCAGCCCCAATCGTGGCATTACGCTTCTGCCGACGCTTTCGATCCTTGGCCTGCTTCTTGCGGTACCCCTCGGCGCGGCGGGCCGATGCCGACTTTCGATTGCCACCCTTACCACGGGCAAACTGCCCATCGACTCGGGCCTGGCTCTTGTATCCGCCAAGCGCGTTGCCCCAGGCACGATTGCCACCAACACGGCGACGGTACTTCTTGTACCGCTTCTTGGCCATTACTTCCTCGCCTTCCGCGACTTGACTGCCTGCTTGATCTTGGCCTTGGCAACCCTTGCCACCTTGTCCTCGGCCTTGGACAGATGCTTCTCAGCCTCGTTCTTCAGCTTGTTGGTGTATCGGTTGGCTGCGTATGCAGCGACGCCAGCAGCAATGGCCCCAGCCCTGCTGGAAGACTTCTTCTTCTTGGACCTCTTCTTGGCAGCGGCCTTCGTTCGACCCTTTTTGAGATTCTTCAGGTTCGGGCCAGTCGATCGGTTGCGACCGTTGGCGTCCACGAACTTGCCATTCTTATCACGAGGAATACGACCCTTGGCAGCACGGCCCTTGAGGGTCCGACGTACCGCTTTGCGTTTCCGCTTGGCCACTTCTACCTCCGAGTTCGCTTGGAATTATTCCTAGCAGTACCTCGGCGCTTCCCCGCTCTTTTGGCACTTGCGGACTTGAGTCCGCCACGTTCGTTGTAGATGTTCTTGGACGTGTTACGGGTACGGCGGGGGTTCTTGGACTTTCGGCGAAGTTCCCTGATATACCGGCGAGACGACACTGAACGATCTGTGGAAGCGAAGCGACCTTCACGGTCACGCTTCCGTTTGTAGTCTCGACGCTGCTGTCGCATCTTGGGCCGTTGACGACGCTTCGGCACCTTGGGTGTCGAACCGTAGTCTGGCATCAGATCACTTTCGCTTGCGTCGGCCTGTGATCGCCCTCCGGGCTACCCGACTCGATGCCACGCCTTTCATGGGGCGGGCCGGTCGTCTGCCTCGATTATAGCGTGCCGCATCAGACTCGTTCAGCATGTTGGCATCTCCGGGGATATGGGCGGCATATCGGGGAGTTATGGGCGGGTCAGACCTTCGACACCGTGGCGTTGGCGAAGCGGTAGGTGCCGCCACCCCTGATGTCGAACATGATCTGGGTCGGAGTGTCGCCGGTGACCAACGTTCGCGGAGGTGTCAGCAGGACACCCTTGCGGGCGTCGGAGCCATGGTTGTAGTCCGATCCTTCCGCGTGGCCCATCGCCTGGGAGTTGGTGTAGGCCGGTCCGATCGACAGATCGAGCGAGGCGTACTGGTACACCGACGGTGAGGCTTCGAGTGCGGAGAAGTCGAACTCGACCGCCGCCTGGATAGTGTCACCCACGCTCACCTGTGAAGTGATGGCCCGCGACATGACGAAGCTGCCGCCGTTGGGCACCACCACTTCCAGCCATGACCCTGGTACGCCGTCGGTGCGCGGGACCAGGCCGGTGATGTACGGGGCCATCGTGCCCGAGTTGCTCAACGTCCACCCGGTCGGGGCGACACCTGCCGACGCGCCGACGAACTGGCCCTGGTTGGTGATCAGATTCGTGGCGTCGCCCCGCACCGGGGAGATTCGTGTCAGTGGCGGGAACAGTTGAGTGATGATCTCGGCCAGCTTCATGCCCGCGATGCGTGCGCCTTTCGGCCGGAAGTGGGTGCCGTCGTTGGAGTAGTCGGTGATCCACTGGTCGGCGACTGAGGTCGATGCGACGTCGGCGAGGTACAGGTAGTAGTCGACCACCCACACGTCCGGCTGGGTCAGCGGCAGACGACGAATCCAGGCATTGAGAGGCAGCGCGTGGGCGCGGGTGGTGGCATCGCGGCTGTTGCGGGGCGGGATGGTGCCGATGATCGTCTTCGCGCCGATCGCCCGGTTGCGGGCGATCATCTCCGTGATGTTCGCCTTGGTCGTCTCCAGCGGCACGGTAATCGCGGTGGTCCCGGCATCGTTGGTGCCTGCGGACAGGATCACCAAATTAGGCGCTTTTGCGATCACGTCGGTGTTGTACCGGGCGAGGATTTGGGTAGTGGTCTCGCCGCCAATGCCCGCGTTGTGAACGACCTCGCAGCGCCACCCCGAGAGCATCATTGCCCATGTCCACGGCGCACCGGGGCGCCACGACCGCGAGACTCCGGGGCCGCCACCGTTTTCGGTGTTCGAGTCGCCGACCACCACGGTCCGGATGCCGCTGCCCGCTTCGATCTCCACGTTGCCGGTCTCAGGGTTGACCGGGACGCCGTTCACAGACCGCACATAAGTGGCGTCGAGTGCCGCTTTACCTAACCGACCGGGAATCTCATTGTAGATGTCAAGCATCTTCTGGAGCAAAGTGGCATCACGACCCACTGCCCCATCAGGAGTCCATGGCGGATTGACGCGAGGACCATTCTGCCCAAGAAGAAAACCAGGGTCTGCATCCAAATCAGCTCGCTGGCCACTGGTGAACGCGGACTCGTTGACCGCCCAACCATTGTAGACGTCGAAGCGCTGGCCGTATACCTCACGGACCTGGGCGTCACCGATGTACCATACGTTGGCCATTGCCTACTCTTCCTATAGTGGAGCCTCTTGGGCTTCTTCGTATGCCTCGATTATAGCGTGTGGCGTCAGCCTCGTTCAGCATTGATCAAAAAGGAGCCACGCCACGAAAGACCTTGAGAGCCGCCGTCGCCCAAGCCTCAGAGCCCACCTGGATCGGATGGATACCATCAGAATTCATCCAGTTCTTGCCACGATCCGTTCGTGAATCGAACTGCTCGAACGCTGGGATATACCCGTAACCATTCTTCCGGGTGTAGTCGTCCAATGCCAACAGGCGAGCGCGATGGGCCTGAATAGACGTCTCCGTCTGCGGCGACCACTTCGGATTCTGCGATGAAACAATTACCACGGCAGAAGGCATCCGAGCCTTCGCCTTCTTGATGAAGGTGTCGAGGTTCATGATATACTGCTCGGGCGTTTCGAGATGTGAATGATTGTGCGAAGTGGCCACAGTGAGCACATGGCTGTCCACAGGAGTCATCGCGTTGAGGTTCGTGTTCAGGTACGTCAGGGACGCGCCAGGCATGGAGCCATTGACGATCCGAAACTTACCGATGCTCGCATTGTTCGGCGCAGACCCAATCGTCCACGAAGTGTGGGTGTGATTCGAACCCAGGCTGAGCTGACCGTAGTGACGATCGGCACCGATCTCAGTGATGTCAGAAGCCAAGAGCGTTCCTGTTCGGGTGGTTGACTGCCCGCCCACAATCAAGGTTGCCGTAACGTTCAGCCCATCAACTTCCAGGATGAGCCTGCCGCTGCCACCCGAAGCAAGGTTGTCCCTTGTGATGCTTACCCCGGTACCCAGAGCAGTTGCTGTTCCCCCAATGCGCTTGTAGAGAGATAGCGTGACGCTTGCGTCATTGACCGAGGACTCTGCGAAGACACCGGCAACAGCAGTGTTCTTTGACAGGAGGTGAATGCGCGATCCGGTGTTGGGGTCTCCGGTGGTGCGTTGAGGCCAGCTGAAATCCAAGATCGACTGAACGCCACCGTTATCATCTCTCGCGTTGTACGCCTGATTGCTCGTGTTGAGCACCATCGTCTGCGGAGTGGGTACGAGGGCTCCACCTGCCTGATGGGTCACCGGAGCGTCGTAACTCTTGGAGGTATCGTTCCAAAGCTCGTGGGTCACCTTCATGCTGGGGTAGTCGTTGCGGAACTGATTCATCATCAGCTTCAGCCACTCGTCATCAGCGTTTGCAGTGGAGTCACCCAAATGCGTCCAAACCGTGTCCTGATTGGTGGCGAGACGATGGCGAACACCGGACATAACGTCAAAACGTTGCCGGCCGATCACGGCATCGTGAACCTTGCGAACCTCAGCCAGGTACACCGACTCCGGACCAACCCGAGAATCAGGCGTCCACGGTGGAGCAACCCGAGGTCCATCCTGATTAAGCAAGAATCCAGGGTCGGCATCCAAAGCCAGAAGTTGTTGGCTGGTGAATGCATTCTCATTGATGCTCCAGCCATTCCACTTATTCCAGGTAAACTCCTGGCTTCCAAATTTGAGGATGCGCTCTTGGGCGTCTCCGATATACCAGACGTTGGCCATGGGGTATCCTTCTGATCGAGGTTAGGCGCCAACCATTGCTTGATCAGCAGTATACCGGGTGAGCAGCGTTACGCAGAGCTAAGCGACCGGTTCCTCATCATCGACCGGCTCTTCACCTTCATCGACCTCGGCCCCATCGCCAAGCTCTTCGCCAGTCTGGGTTCCTGTCCCTCCGCCAAGCAACGTTTCACTGATGCGAGCCATGAGGGCAAACAGGTCTTCGACAGCATTCGGGCCAAAGGTGTATCCGACAGAAGCCAGCCTCTCGACTGCCATCTCCAGGGTGATCAACGGCGGCGTTGCCCCGATCAGCGCCATGACCTCATCGATGACCGCCTTGCGGTCCACGGGCATCGGGTCGCCGAAGCTGACGATGGGAACGACGCTGCCAAAGCTCAGGCCCTCGTACGCCGGGAACCACTTCATGGCGAGGTCGTAGAACAGCTGGTCCAGGACGGACACCAGCTCGGCTTCCTTCATCGCGTTGCGGGCCAGAATCGGCGCGAGCTTCATCTTCAAAGCTATGCCAGATTCCACGAGCGCGGTATCGACGTCGCCAACTGCCACATCGCTCAGACCCAGACGCTTGTAGAGCCGGTCCTCCATCATCTTGATGTGCTCTTGGAACGGAGCCACCGAAGACACGCCGCTGATACGCTGGAAACTCTGGCCTTCGCCGACCTCGATGACCTGTCCCGGTCCGACCTGCCAGTCGGTCTCGTTGCCAGCATCATCGACAGGTGGCGGAGCATTCGTGGCGAACATGCCAAGGCCCTGCATGACCAGGGTCATGTCCTCGTCGGTGATGCTCTGGTTGATGCCATTGATGATGGTCTCGAAACCAGACAGCTCCGAACGACCAAACTCGTCGCCAGGCAGAGCCTCGTTCTTGATGTGGTAGACCGGGATCACGTCGATCTGGGAAGGCAGCTCGGTCTGCGGCACGATGGTCAGGAGCTGCTTGGTCTCAGCCTCAGGATCGCGGTCGTCCCACTTGCCTAGTTCCCAGACCGTGAGTTCCGTCGTGATACCGCCCGTACGAGTGCCCTCAGTATCCACATTGTAGCGGTACGTTTGGCGAAGGCACGCAAACTTGCCCTTCTCCGTGGGGTGAGCAATCTCACCGATGATGTGGCAACCGATGTACTGGTCATTGAGTGGTCCGCCCTTGATCGGGAAGTACTGGCCTGGATTCAGCTCGTGAATCGAGATGCGTCGGCCAGCTGGCTTCGTGTCGTCGGCAGTAACGTGGATCAGCGAGTCGCCACGAACTAGGCCGTACCGCTTGAGGGTCTCGTACTTGAGCCCAACCTTTTCACGCTTGAAAAGCTGCTCGAATGCCTGCTGGCATGCGATCATCTCCTCCTCGCTGGGCTCCGGCATTTCGCCTGCAAGCTCTTGATCGGGGAGGGGTGCCGTCGTTAGCTGAAAAGAGAATTCAACCCCGAGAAACCGGGACACAGCCTCGACAATCGTGCCCGCAGAAGGCAGATAGATCGGAACCTGCTCGTCATCGTCGCCGCGAAGCGTGGCCTTGAAGGTCTCCGGCCGATTGTGGTAGACGTCATCGTAGAACTGATACGCTTTCCAACGGAGCGCATCGTCAGGATTGACGATGTTGGCATTAGTAGCCGTTGCGAATGGAACTGCACTCGCGTATCGTCCGCCAGCGCGGGTGTCCTTGACGTTTGGGCTAGTCATCGTTTGCGACCGTACTTAGCCTTTCTGGTGCCTGATCGCCCAGCGTTTTGCTGCGGCGTTCCAAAGTACCCGGCAAAGAAACGACCCAGTGCCTCCGGCGTGTGGTCATCCTTTTTCATCGGAAGTTCTTGGGACTTGACTGAGGACTGCTCAACCTTGTCAGGATAACGATACTCCCCGAACTCATGCACCGTCATCTTACACTTCCGATCAATCAGAAGCGTAGGGCGGCGGTCTGGGTGACGAGTCAGCCCCTCAGGGCCTTCGACGTACCGAGGGACGTGGAGTGGCGTTTCCTTCAGCGCTTTGCGAATCCCGTCGATGCGCCACTTGAGTTCGCCACCGGTCCCGGTGTAGCTCCGGACTCGTAGCTTGTTGGAGAGTATGCGCGTATCCCCAGGGCTAGCCGGATCAGGAAAGAAGCCACGAACATCACGAGGGCAAAGACCACGACGTAGTATCTCATCACCAAACTCTTCAACCGTGAGTCCATGTTCGTAGATTTCATCGAGCACCTCCACCTCTCCCCATGGCCCAACCTGCACGAGAAGCCAAACGTTGGGATTCGTGAAGCCGTAGTCCACGGCCCCATAGAGTTCCCAGCCTGGCTTCCGACGTAGGTCGGTGACATGGACTTCTTCATCGAACTCCTTGAAAACACGGCCCACGTACTCCGTGAAGTCGGCCCCGATCTCCTGGTTGAACGCCTCGATAGTGGTCGACTGGAGCAGCGACAGAATCTCGTCGTCAATCACCAGGTCCATCGCTGCGGCGATCTCCTGTGGGCTCATGCTGCGAAACTGGTGCCCAACCATCGCGGCCTGCAACCGCTTGACGTGGGAATCGTAGGTTGGGGTCTTGTACACGAAGTGGTTCCGCCAGGCGGGCATGCGCCAGCTTCCCCATTCGGCCATCTTGGGGTTCTGCCCGTACTCCCACATCTCGTAGAACCAGTTCTTGCCTTCTGGCGTACTGGTCATCAATGCCCAGCCGTTGAAGTCGGCGAGCGTTGGGCGAACGTACTTCGACCACACCTTCGGCTTCAGCTTCGCGGCCTCGGCCAGGATCGCTCCGCTCAGGCCCTCACCGACCAGGGTGTCGGGGTACTTGGCAGACTTGCCGTGGACCTGGAACGTACCGTTCCACAAGCTGAGGTGCAGCTGCCCAGACTCCGGGTTGTTGTACGACCCCGGCTTGTCCATCGGGACTTCGAGCTTGCTGAGAATGTTCCACAGAACGCGGAACTCCTTCTCGGCGTCCGAGTACTCCGGCCCCACGATCCAGAACTCTCGGCGCTTACCGGCGTTCACCAGCTCGTTCTCTAGGCCCTTGGTGAGCAGTGCCTCAGGGACAAGCTCATGCCCTCCCAGATCAGACTTGCCGAAGCGTCGGCCACAGGCCGCGACCTTGTACCGACACTGGGATTCGGCGATCTCCAGCTGCCCATCATGCGGATTCCAGCCCACGTAATCGTGAACGGCCCACTTGTCGAGAACCCCGGCAGTCATTCTCGACCATCCCAGGCATTGTGGACGTAGTACGGAGAGAAGCCCAGGTGGCCACATTCATTACGTACCATTTCGATATGCAGATCAATGTGGCAGGGGCAACTCTGTGACATGTGGTGCTCATGCAGATCATTCGGCGGATATACATGAACATGGTCGTATCGACCAGCACGTTCCGTGATCCAGGGTGCGCCATCCAT